GCCTTGACGTTTCAATGAATCAAGGTTTCATTGCTAATGCGCTTCTTGGTTTGGCGGATTTGATTTCTGATATCGGAAGCGTGATTGATTGGTTTGTCCATTTGGACGACCATATCAAATCAGCCGGAGAATCTTTTGCAAAGTTCTTGGATGGAGTAGAAAACTGGGCGGCTGAAGCAGGAAAAGCTGCTGCCAACATGGTGAATGCAGTTGCAGATGCAATCGCTTCCCTACCCGCAAAAATGTATGAAGCCGGAAAAAACGTTTGGCAAGGCCTTGTAAAAGGAATTCAGAGCGGAATCAGCAATGCAACTGGAGCGGCTGCAAATCTTGCCAAAGCCGTCATCGATAAGTTCACCACTGAGACTGATATCCACTCCCCTTCCAAGCTATTTGAACAATTTGGTATCTACATCGACCAAGGCCTTGCAAACGGTATCACTGCTGCTGTCCCCTACGTCGCCACTGCTATGCAGGGCGTTGTAGCCGCTGTGCAGGAGAAGGGACAGGCGCTGATTGATGCTGGCTCTACTCAGGCGACCAACTACGTTACCGGGTTCTTGAACGGTCTGGATACCCAGTGGCAGCAGATTGATTCCAGCTTGCAGAACGATTTTCTGGGCAGTATGCAGACGCTCGGCACTGCCATCGAGAAGGGCGATTTGCAGTCTCTTGGTAAGTGGGCGGCTTCCTATTTCTATCATGCAATGGATGATGAGCAGCGCGCACAAATCAAGTCTATTGCAGAAAACAGCCTTACTTGGCTGACAAGCAACCTGAGTGGCGTTTGGAACAACATTGCTGGTATGGCTTCTAGCTTTATCGGTCAACTGGTTCCTTCGACCGTTGCGGCTACGACGGCGCAGACCGGATTAAATATTGCAATGGACGCAAACCCGATTCTGTTTGTTGTTTCGCTGATTGCAATGCTGGCTGGCGCTTTGCTTAATCTAGCCGGAACGAATAGCGATGTTGCGGGCGGCATTTCTTCCGTGTGGGGCGGCTTGAAGGATTTCATGTCCTATATTTTTGAAGGAATCGTTCGTTTGCTGGGCTCGTTTGTTCAGGGATTCATTAACGGCGTCAACATTATGATTGGCGCATACAACCTTGTCGCTCAGCTCTGGGGCGGTCAGATTGATTATATCAAGAACCCGCTGTTCGAGTATGCGGACAAGATTGCCGCCGCTCGTGAAAACAGTTCTTCCGTTGATTCTCTCGCTTCTGGAAACTTGGATTATTCCAGCGTTCCGGGAACGAGCCAGTATTCGGAAGCAAATAGTTCTGGCTCTTACACTTCCAGCTACAGCCGTTCCGCAGAGCTTACCCCGTCTGAGCTTCGAGATTCTGTAAAAGAGGGCTTTATTGCCGCTATGCAGGAATCTGGGTTCGGCGATACGGACAACGGAAACTTTACTGTTCGGGTTTATCTCGACGGCAAGGAAATCACTTCTGCGGTCGAAAAACGTCAGAGTGATCGCGGAATGTCCCTGATGGGAACGGAAGCATACAGCTACTAAGGAGGCGACAGTTCTATGGCGAATATTACAGCACTGGTCACAGTGAACGGGACGGCATTGCCTGAACCGTCCTCTTATGAAGCTACCACAAGCACGATTGTGGATTCTGGACGAAATACTCAAGGAAAAGTGGTCGGGGCCGTCGTGCGACACGATGTTGCAAAAGTATCGCTATCGTGGAACTACCTGACCGCAGCCCAGTGGGCAACCGTCCTTAGTTTGTTCACAAGAAATTTTTATTGCTCGGTTCGATTCTTGAATCAAGCAACAAACACTTATGAAACCCGGCAGATGTATGTGTCCGACCGCACGTCTGGAATGTGGCGGAGAGGGCCGAACAGCGGTGCAGTTCTTGGATGGACTGGATGCAAATTGTCACTTGTGGAGGTCTAGTTCATGGAACATCCTTCTCAAAAATGGCTAAACAAATTTAGCGAAACGCTTGTTCCTGAGACGTTTATCAAGATTTTTTATGATAGTACAGAACCCGGCGTTCAGAAAGATGCTTCTGCAAGCGCAGATACTCAAGCTTCTTTCAGCAATGTTTCTGGAATCACGTCTGACAACGATAAACGCACTGTTTCAAAATACGCAACCGGAGAGCCAAATCTTCATTTGCTTGACGGAACATTTTTGCTTTCGCCAGCGCCCGGTTCTTCTGCCGATGATGCCGGATATATCAGCCGCGATATTGTTTCTGAATCGAACCATCCGAAGCTGACGTTTACTTTCAGCAGACTTCACACGAGACCTATTCCCGGCATTACGATTTTGTGGTCTGAGACGTTGAACGAATACGCCAAAAGCTTTAAGCTCACGGCATATTCTGGAGACACACAAGTAAGCACGATTACTGTCAACGATAATAACGATGTTAGAGCCGAAGTCGATTGGGAAATTTCCGGCTACGATAAAATCACTCTTGAGGTCTTGTCTTGGTGTTTGCCTGACCGTAGGGCAAGAATTGAATGGTTCATGGTCGGTTTCAGGTTGGCTTATACAAAAAACAACTTGATCTCTTACACTCATGAGTCAAATCGTGACCCAATATCCGGTCAGCTTTCCAAAGATAGCATTTCTTTTTCTCTTGATAATAGCCAACAAACGTGGAATCCTCTGAACCCACAAGGTATGTATCGATACCTTTATGAGCGTCAGCTTGTCACAGTCAGCTACGGAATGGATATTGATGGAACGACCGAGTGGATTAACGGTGGCAAATTCTTTATGTCTGAATGGAGTGTTCCGGCAAACGGCATTGAAGCTTCCTTTGTCGCTCGCGATGCTCTCGGATTCCTGATGGACTCTGCATATATTGGCAGAAAAAGCGGAACATTGTACGATATTTGCATTGATGCGCTTTCTCGGCTTCCTGAAAACACTGCGTCTTATTCTATTTCTGATGAGCTGAAGGATTACATCGTAGATATCAGCAAAGAGAATAACTCTTCCTATAAGAACTCGGATATTTTGCAGACGGCTGCAAATGCAGCAGGTATGGTCTTATACCAAACTCGCGAGGGCGAAATTCGAATCGAACGACCTACGTTTTTTGCGGGTTCTTCTTCTGAGGTATATGAAATCGACCCGATGAACAATTATAAATGGCCCGAAATCACTTTTTCGCCTCGATTGAAAGACGTCTCTTGCAGCGTCAACAATACAACACGCCTTTATCCGAGCAATTCTAACGTTGATGGTGTTACGCAGTCTATCAGCAATCCTTTGCTGAACGATTCCATTTTGGAAAAGGGCAAGAATTCCATGACGGAAGCCTACTCCATCCTCTCCACGCGAAAGAAAGCGAGTTTGGAATATCGCGCCAGTCCTCATATTGACGCGCTTGACCATGTAAAGCTCAATCACAGTTTTGGCTATGCGTCGGAAATGTTTGTCACAAATGCAAAGTACACTTTCAATGGCTGTTTTAAGGGAACGTTGGAAGGTTATATGCTTTCGGACATCGCTTCGGTATCTCTTGACCAAAGCTTGTTTTCTCTTCAATATGCCGATTCTCGTATTTTAACCGCGCGGTTAACTCCTGCATCTATGGATTCCTCTGCAATCGGTTGGAGCACGTCCCCTGCTAACATTGTGCACTTGGACGTTTTGACCAACATTGACGGCGTTTCTACTTGCCGCGTTTCGTATTCCCATAAAGGAACTGCTACTGTTACGGCAAGCGCGGGCAATTCTTCCGCTTCTTGTCAAGTAACGGGAGAAGCACCTTATATTACGCTCAGCCAGAGTTCGGCAAATCTTTCTTGGAGTCAGTACAACGACGTTACTGCAACCTTCCACCCGACTGTTCCGAGTGCTCCGAGCATCAATTGGAGCACGAGTAGTGGCGCTGTTCGTCTGCAAGTTCTCAGCAACAGCGGTGGTGTTTCTACTTGTCGCATTTGGTGGAATTCCAAGGGCAGCGCAACGGTTACTGCAAGTGCATTTGGAGAATCTGTAAGCCTGAACGTTACCGCCCAATCCTCTGCACTTTCCAATCTGCCTGATGGTACGATTGTTAAAATCGTGGAGAATGGCGCGGCGGTCGATTTCATTCTTGCGCAGCATAATTATCTTTCCGATCATAACGGCGCTGGCCGAACCTTGTTCGTCCGCAGATATGGGTTCAGAAAGCTACGTTTCAACAAGGTTGATGCAAACCCCAATCAGAAATATTGGCTGTATGACACCGATTCCGGGGAGAATCGTTGGTTTTATTATTGGGGCAGATATAATGATTTCTGGAACAACTACCATTACGGAGAGGGATATAATGAGGATAAGTATTTCGTGGTTCCTTCTTATAATGACGGCCCTGCTGAAATCACAAACTGGTTAAATGGGGATTACAAAAATCTGTTCAGCGCTTCTGTGAAAAATCAAATGGGTCAAACCGTTTTACAAAAGAAATCGTTGTTCACTTCGCATGTTTCTGCAAGCGTTTTCCTGCTGACCGCAAAAGAACTTGGAATCGTCGGCAGAGGTTATGCCGCTTACCCTGACAATAGCAGCGGTGCGCTCCCGACCGCCAGACAAATTCTCAATAGCGAAACGTCCTATTGTTGGACTAGAAGCCTCTTGTCTGATGGGTCTGCGGACGGTTTGAGCGGAGACGATGCTAAACGAGCAGAAAACGGCGTTGTATGTTGTTCTTATCAAGGTTCCAGTGCAAGCGTTTGGGCAAACAACGGAGATGTATTTGCTCGTCCTGCGTTTACCCTTCCTGCAAATCTGGAAGTGGATGCAAACGGAAATCTGATGATTTGAGGTGAAGATATGTCAACATGGATTACCGACAGAACGAATGAAGACGTCCGTCGCGCCGCTGAGCTAACCGGGAAAGGCCGACTGAATACATGGACTGAAGAAGAGCAAGCAGAATGGTTGGCTGGCATGAAAGGTGCTCTGAGCTACACGGACTACAACCGCATTGAAGGTGGGATTCAAGAGATTGCAGACATTTTGAACGCATCTGTTTCGGTAAAAACCGATTGGGATGCAAATGGATACTTGACTGTCTCGGACGCTTCTCGCTGGCTTGTGAACATTTCCAACATTCGAGCCAAATGCAGCGGCCCCGGTGGATTGTTCGACACGCCGTCAAGTATGAACAACCTGACATATCAGACCATGAACCTGATTGAAACAATTCTGGCCGAGGTAGAGCGAATCGCAAACGACCACTTGCTTTACTGCTCAGAGCCAATATGCGGAGGTGAACCTTACTATGGTATTTGTTGACCGCAAGGCAAAGTATCCGGGCCGATGGACAATGAAAAAGTCTGACGGCACATCGGAAGTTGTCACACTGGTTCGCAATGATGAGCCTGAAATTGAAGGCACTCCCATGAATGCCGAAACGCTGAACACCCTTTCGGACGTTGCTGGTGCAGACGTTGCGCGTATACAAGCGGAAGCGGCACGAGAAGCTGCGGCGGGAAGTGCCAAGGAAGCAGCCGGTTCGGCCAGCGCGGCGGAAAAGTCCAAAACGGCGGCGGCGATGTCTGAGAGCAACGCGGCCAAACATGAGGAAGCCGCAAAGAAGGCGGCTGAAGAGGCCGGGGCCAAGGCGGGGACGGATAAGACCCTGAGCATTGAGAACGCCCCTGCCGACGCAAAGGCCACCGGTGACGCGCTGGCGAACAAAGCGGACAAGGATGTCATCCTCGACGAGGACGGCAACGTGATCTTCTACAGCAAAGCCGCTGTGGACGAGCTGCTGGCGGGGAAGTTGGGTCTGCACGATACCGCAGACAATTCCAACAAATTGAATGGCTATGAACTTCGGCTTTCTGACCATCCGAGTTCTGCAAACATTCTTGTTCAAACTGTCGATGAAAACGGCAGGACGTGCATTGATTGCAGGAACGATGCCAGCATCGGATTAACAGCCATCGTCGCCTCCGGCGCTGGCTACGTCCGCTTTGGGGATGGCACGCAGATTTGCTGGGGTGAAACCGCTCAAATTGATATCAAAGCAAATTCAACTGTAACCACCACGATAACCTATCCGGTTGCATTTGTGTCAGGACATACCCCGGAGGTATCCTTAACGATTGCCGGAAACAGTGAAAATAATGCTTACTCAAGACTTGTGTTGCACACTACAAGCAGAACAACCACAAACTGTATTATCTATTTCAAAAATAGTGCTTCGGTCCAGATGTCTCCTATTGCGCAATGGATTTCCATTGGTCGTTGGAAGTAAGGAGGAATACACATGGAAGAAATCATTTTGGGCTACACCATCGCCAAGCCCGTGGAGACACAGGAGCAGTGCGCTGCTTACGCCGCCATGGCTGAGGCAGTGAACGTCCACAACGCCGCCTGTTGTGTGGGCGACACGCTGTGGGTCATTGAGGATAAGGCCGACTGCTACGAGGTGGCAGAGGGAGAAACGGTGCCGGAGCCGGAACCGGCAAGCGCCCTGCCCACCACAGAGGAGCGGCTGGCAGCATTGGAAGCCGGGCTCATTGAGCTGGCTGCACAGGAGGTATGACATGGTACTATTTTACGTGACGCAGATCAAGCTCCACCAGTTTGACGGCACCTTTACCATTGAGGACGTCCCGACCCGCTGGCGGGCCCGCGTACAGGCCGAGTTGGACAAGGAGGCGCAGAAAAATGGCTGATAAAACCATCCTAGACGTATCCCGTTGGCAGGGCCGCATCGACTGGGACGCGGTAAAGCGCAGCGGCAAAATCAACGGCGTGATGCTGCGCGCCATGGGCAACAGCGGGGCGGGCAAGGCCAGCAAGCCGTACCTCGACCCCTATTTCGCCCGCAACTATGCCGAGTGTGCCCGGCTGGGCATTCCGGTGGGCGTGTATGGCTATTTTAAGGCCGTCACCCGTGCCGAAGCCGACAAGGAGCTGGCGTTCTTCCGCTCCGCGCTGGGCGGCAGGACGTTCCAGCTGCCGGTGGCCGTGGACATTGAGGACGCTTACCAGACCGCCCTCGGCAAGAGCAAGCTCACCGACCTTGTGGCCTACTGCCTGAGCGTCGTGGAGAGCTGGGGCGTGTATGCCATGCTCTACACCGGCCTGTATTTTGCGCAGAACAACCTTTACATGGGCGGCGCGGCGCTGAAGCCTTACGACGTCTGGCTGGCGGCATACCGCAACAAGAAGCCCGAACCCGGCTGGCCCTTTGGCATGTGGCAGTACACCAGCAAGGGCAAGATCTCCGGTGTGAACGGCCCGGTAGACCTGAGCCATGCGTATAAGGACTATGCCAAAATCATTGCGAAGAAGGGCTTGACTCGTCTCCGGGAGGGCAAATGACCGAAAAAGAAGCTTTACTGTGGGTGCTGGGCATCCTTGGCAGCCTGTGCGCCGCTGCCATCACGATCGACAAGGTGCTGGACATCATCTATAAGTACATCAAAAAGGCAAAAGCCCCTGACGATGCGCAGAACAAACGCATTGACGCCATTGAAAAGCGACTGGCTGCGGTAGAAACCGTGTCCACGCAGCACGCCGCTGCCCTTAGACGCGACATGACGCGATTTGACGGCATCGATGAAGAAATGCGTCTCGTCCTTGTTGGCGTGCAAAATCTTTTGGACGCGCAACTGTCCGGTAATAACCGGGAAGGTATGCAAAAAAGCAAGACCGACATTAACAACTACTTACTGAAAGGAGTAACAAATCATGGAAGCAATCTTTAACTTTATCCCCGCACCCATCGCACTGGTACTGATGTTCATCGGCTTTTCCGCGCTGGCCGTTGGTGCCATCCGACTGGGTTACAAGCAGCACGTCAAGGACTGGGCGCTGGAGCTCGTGACCATTGCCGAGGATAGCATCATGGGTAGCGGTCAGGGCGCAAAGAAAAAGGCACAGGTCTTTGCCGCGCTGCGCGGCGCACTGCCGAACTGGCTGAGGCCTTTTATTACCGATGAAGTGCTGGACAGTGTAATTGAAAAGGCCGTCAGCATGATGAAAAAGGCACTGGCAGAGAAGAAGCCTACCATCAACAAGGAGTAAAACCTATGATTGAGCAGAGCGTACATCTCGCATCAAACGGCAGTGTGCAAGTGTCGGGATATGAGCAACTGGCACGCTTTGGCTATACAAAGAACCGGGGCGTATACCGCTTGCACGTCGATGCAACCGGCGAGTGGGAGGGCCTGACCATCCGGGCGTTCTGGCACGTCCCGGACGGCAAAGACCCGGCATCCTCGCTGGTGGTGAACGGTTCTTTGGACGTGCCCGCCAGCGTTACCGCACAGCCCGGCAATGGCTGCATCACCTTTGAGGGCAGCGACGGCACAAAGACCGTCACCAGCGCTGACCTGCGGTATCGTGTCAGTGCCAACTCCGGCACAGAGGACGGCACCACGCCGGAACCGGGCACCCCTGCATGGCAGCAGTTGGTGGATGCCGTGCACACCGATGCCACGGCCGCAGAGCAAGCCAAGACCGATGCACAGACCGCCGCCAGCGAAGCTGCCACCAGTGCGGACAATGCAGACCAGAGGGCTCAGGAAGCCGCTGACAGTCTGCAAGAGCTGAAGGACGGCATTGCAAACGGTGACTTCAAAGGCGAGCAAGGCCCTCAAGGCCCCATCGGCCCGGTCGGCCCGCAGGGTGAGCAAGGCCCTCAAGGCCCCACAGGTGCTACCGGAGCCACTGGCCCGCAGGGCGAGACTGGCCCTCGTGGCGAGCAGGGGCCAAAGGGCATTCAGGGCGAGCGCGGCCCGCAGGGTGCACAGGGGCCACAGGGTGAAAAAGGTGATACCGGCCCGCAAGGCCCTAAAGGTGACCCCGGCCCGGCAGGTGCAGACGGCAAAGATGGCACACAAATCGATGATACCACCGTGGGGCTCGACGCATGGAGTAGCAAGCACATCGTGGATATGCTCTGCCCGCCCATCTCTGAAACCGGGAACCCGGTGCAGTGTTACCCTGTGGCGGGATATCCGCTGGGCTGTAAGGCGAGTTGGGAGCCTACACAAGAGGGTAGTGGTGACCCATCACCTGACAATGTTCGCCCGATTAAGGGACGTGACAGCGTGACGGTCGAGCGGTGCGGGGAGAACTTGCTGGATGCGGCGAGAATCTTTCCTGATATAAAAATTTATGATGGCGTAACTTTTACGAATAACAAGGATGGCACTATAACTGTTGATGGGATTGCAACCAGAACTAGCTATTTTAATTCTCTTAATACTTTTTTTCTGCCAGCTGGAAATTATACGATTTGTGCAACACCCAATACAAGAATGTCCGTTCTGCGTGAAAGCGATAGGGCTGTTTTGGCGGCGAGTCAGGTTGGGGGATTCAGAGCCTTTACATTAGCAAAAAATGAAGTCTGTGATTGTTTTATCGCTTGTGATGGAACATTTAGCAACGAGGTTATTCGCCCATGCATTGTACAAGGTGCAGTAGATACAGGGTGGACGCAGTTTCACGGTGACATATATGACCTCACTCTGCCCCGCACCATCTACGGCGGCACGGTGGACGCGGTGACGGGAGAGGGGCAGGAGACGTGGGAAACGGTAACGCTGGATGGGACGGAGCCGTGGGCACAAAATACAAGTGTGTCAAATCCGTATTTTATAGCTCCTATTTTGCATTTGGGCGCGTTTACATTAGGCTCTTTGATGGGAATATGCACAGTATTTCCGCTTGTGGAGATTAACGCATCTACTAACAACAATGGTTTTAACGGATGGAATACTGCTCTATACATTCGCTGGGCGTCGCTGAGCACTGTAGATGCGTTGAAATCTTATCTTGCCACCCAGTACGCGGCAGGAACACCTGTGCAAGTCTGCTACAAGCCGAAAACTCCCACTTCCTTCACTGCAACCGGCGCACAGCCAATCCCTGCTTTGAACGGCGTGAACACGGTCATAACCGATGCAGACAGCGCAACCGCTACCGGCAGAGCTGACCCCATCAAACGAATTACTGACCTTGAGGACGCAGTAGCGTCTATGACAACGACCTAAAGGAGGACTGACTATGGCAATCAAATCCAAAGCCCGGCATGACCTGACACTGCGCTCCATCAAGCGGGAAATCGCCGCAGGGCGCGATGTGGCGTACTGGCTGGACAAAGCGTACACCCATCTGGACAGCGGTCTGCTGACAGAGGACGACATCGCAGAGGTGGAAGCCCTTGCGCAAGCGTACTACGACGCGCTGGACGCGGAGGACAAGGCAGACACTGAGGGAATCACACAGTAAGGAGGATATTATGGCAAGCACTGCATACGAACCGCTTAACCCGTGGAAATGCTCAAAAAGTATTATCCAGACAAATTCTGACCGCGCTGAAACAGACGCTTGTACAGGTTACCATATTTCTGCGCTTGGCAATATGGTGCGCAACGCCGGACAGCTGCCGCAGCCTTTCTGGCTCGGTGCTGCCTGTGGCGGCGGCTCGTGTGGTGCTGCCCGCTGCTCTGCAAGGGCTTGACCGACAGAGGATGATTGCCGCCATCAAAAGCGCACCGCTTGGGAGGGTAGACCGTAAGATAGCCTTACTGCGGTACGTTGAGCGGCTCCCGCTGCCGGACATTGCAGCACAGACACATTACAGCCGGACGGCGATAGGCTACCGGCTGAAAAGTATTGAAAAAATGCTGGATGTGTGATATCATAATCTTAATTGGGTGCGATTTCTCACGAAACGCATTGAAGCGGCAGGCTTTCGGGTCTGCCGCTTTTCTTTTCACACGAATTGTGGTATAATTATCTCAACAAATCCACCCGGCCTCTCGAAGAAGCGCATTAGGGTGGATATTTGCCAGCTAGCCCAGTGCTTTATCTGGGAATGAAAAAAGCGGTTGCCAGATAGGCGCCGACCAGTCTCCCGCCCGCCTACTTGCAGTGCGTACCATGCGGGAGGCGCAATTTTGCCACTTCGGTGGCAGGGCGATTACTCGCTCACTTATAATCCATCAGCTTTAGGCTGGTGGATTTTGTTTTATTCACACTAGTTTTGTCGGAAATATTGCCATATATTGAATGATGTGATATCTTAACATTGCACTCCAAAGTGTGTGCCCTTAACAGTTAAGCGCTCATGCGGATTTTTCCGTGTGGGCGCTTTTCTTTTTTTGTCCTTCGTTGTGCGTTCGTTGTCTTTCGCTTTTTGTCGATGCGCTACACTGGATGCACAAGGAGGGATGTTTTATGAGCTATTACCAGATACCCGGAACGCCCTACGTTCCGCAGCAGCCTGTCAATCCTTACGGCGGCATGGGCACGGTAGGCCTTGCCACTTCCCTGCCAAACACGCAGATGCAACAGGCACAGCCGCAGCGTCCGCAGCCGATGAATGGGCAACAGCCTGTTCAGCAGTCGGCACAAGATGGCGGCTGGTTGCTTGGCAGACCTGTTTCCAGCAGGGAGGAATTTCTGGCAATACCGTCTGACTTATACGGCAGACCGACCTACTGCCCGGACTTGCGCAACGGCGTGATCTACTGCAAACGACTCAACCCGGACACCTGCGAATCCTATGTGCAGGAGTTTTACAGCCCGGAAGCATGGCGGCAAATGCAAGCACAACAGGCACAGCAGACCGCTGCACCAACACAGCAGTATGTGCCTATTGAGCAGTACAACACTCTCGTCCACAGGCTGGATGAACTGGAAAAGTGGCAGAAGAGCTTTTCTAAACCCTCTGCCACCGCAAAGAAAGGAGAATAAATAATGTCCTCTCCGTTTGATACGATTACTCACAGCCCCATCATGCAGCTTGCAAATTTGGCTCGTGCCGGGCAGAACCCGATGGGACTTATCCAGCAGTTGGGTGGGCAAAGTGCCCCCATCATGCAGGGCTTGAACTTGATTCAGGGCAAGAACGAAGCGCAACTCAGGACGATGGCGCAGAACCTCGCCAAAGAGCGTGGCATCGACCTGAACCAGCTGGCAAGCGTCCTAAATCTGACGCTGCCCCGATAACGCATCCCTCTAAGCGAAACGCTTCTCAGTTTTGCGGACTTGACAAAAACCGCATTTGTTTGGCTTCGCCCATCGCATACGGCGGTGGGATGGCATAACGCAAAACTGAAAGGAGTTTTGTTATGGACGATTTTGCAACTGGCTATCTGGCTGGGCAGGACGGCGGCAATAACAACGGCGGATTCTTCGGCAACGAAGGTCTGTGGGCTGTCATCATCCTCGCTATCATTTTCGGCTGGGGCACGAACGGCTATGGCCGGAACGGTGGTGACAACGGCATGAACGCCTACATCCCCTATCTGGTCGGCACTGGCGCAACCGGGCAGGGCGGTGCAGACACCCGCGCGGCTCTGTCTGAGGGCTTCTACCAGCAGGATACCTCCCGTTCTCTGGCGGGCATCCAGAGCGGCATCTGCTCTCTGGGGTATGACCAGTTGGCACAGATGAACGGCGTCAACACCAACATCGCAAACGGCTTTGCCGGTGTGAACAGCGCCATCTGTCAGCTTGGCTACCAGAACGCACAGCTCGTGAACGGTCTGGAACGCAGCGTGTCCAACGGCGACAACGCCATCAACCTTGCCATCATGCAGGAGGGTAACGCACGACAGGCCGGTCAGACCGCACTTGCCACGCAGCTGGCATCTTGCTGCTGCGAGAACAAGCAGCTCATCGGAGACCTGAAGTACACCATTGCACAGCAGGATTGCGCTACCCGTCAGGCTATCGCAGACAATGCCCGCGCCATTGTGGACAACTGCAACGCCAACTTCCGCAGCATGATGGACTACTTCACGCAGGATAAGATTGCCACTCTGACCGCCGAGAACCAGAGCCTGAAGTTCGCGGCTTCTCAGGATCGGCAGAATGCGCTTCTGACCACCGTGATGTCTCAGCAGACTGATACCATCCTGAACCGTGTGAATCCTCGCCCGATTCCCGCTTATCAGGTGGCAAACCCCAACTTGGGCGTGAACTGCTGCGGCTGCTGCTAACCAACACACTCCCCGATAACACCGGGTGAACCATCGGGGCAGGGGTAAGACACCTCTGCCCCTGATTTTTTAGGAGGAAAACATTATGGCTTGCAAAACAAGCTGCCGTCTGTGCCCGCACCTCGTCATCTCGGATGCGGTTACGTTCGCCAACGACACGCTAACCATCAATATCCCTGCTGGCTCTTACGCAGCGGGAGAAAAATATTGTCTGGTCATTGCTCAGGCTTTGCCGGACACGACCACCATCAACGCCCCTGTGGTTATTACCATCGGTGCAGGCACTACCGCATACCCTCTGACAGACTGCAACTGCGCTCAGGCAACCGCTGAGAGCATTCACACTCGCACTCGCTATGCTACTCGTGTGGCAACGTCTGCCACCGGCACCGGCACGTTCAAATATCTTGGCTGCTTCTGCCGTTCCCACGCCGGTGCGCCCGCGTCCATTTCTTGAGGAGGTATAGATTATGGGCAAGACTAATTTTCGCCGCATGATGATGCTCCGTGACCACGAGAAAAACCGTGAGCCGGAACGTGACCGCCTTGAGGAAGAGCGTGACCGCAGGGAGCGTGAGATGGAACGCCGTCTGCGCAAGCTGGAGGGCGGCAACGACCGCTATCCCTACTATCCGCAGGAGGAGAACCACTACATCGACCCCTACCCTATCCTCCGCTATCCTGACGTAGAGTATGGGCGCAAGATGCCGCAAATCGGCTTCTCGCAGAACGGTGACTGGGACAAGCGGTCTGGGCAGTACGAACGTGGCGGTGCAGACAGCCGCTCCATCAAGATGCCACGCCAGCACCTCACTCACGATGAAGCGGAGGAATGGTGCGACAGCATGGTGAACGCTGACGGAACGAAAGGCTGTCACTGGACGCTGGAACAGACACAGGACGTTGCCAAACAGCGCAATATCACCTGTGACCCAAACGATTTCTGGGCGGTCATGAACATGATGTACTCGGATTATTGTCAGGTCGCAAAGCGTCAGTCCGTTGACACTCCGGGCTTCTACGCTGACATGGCAAAGGCGTTCCTTGAGGACGCAGATGCCGCAGATGGCAAGGCGTATCTCTACTGGGATTGCATTGCTGATAAGTAAAACAGAACCCCTGTGCGGTCGTTGTGGCTACACAGGGGTTTATTGTTATCTCCAAATCATAAAGCACTTATTGTCTACGCAATCTTGAAGGATTTCTTTGAAGTCTTTGAACTTTGCGGGATTTTCTCTACCAGCATATCCGTAAATAATGCTATCGTCATAATCGCCTATGACTTTCAAAATTTCCTTGCAAGCACCGTACCGAATTTTCCCATCACAGTCTGACTGATAAAGAAAATCTGCAATTTTGATTGGAAGTTCCTTGCTTTCAACCAATCGCTCCGTTTCGTCATCGTACAATTCAAGAGCGTGTTCTTTTTCGGGAGATGGCATATCGAAAATACCATCAAGCTTTTTATAGTGTTCTCCGACTTCTGAACCAACAAGTTCTGCAACTTTCGTTCTCAACTTGAAAAAACCGAAATAGCCCACATCCATTTCACGCCCAGTTTTTTTGCATTTGATAGTTACACCCATGTAATTCCTCCTTTATCTCCGATTTTTTGCATGGTACTTTTAAGATTTGGCGCATCTGTTTCCGACATTTTACGTTTGATGCCAATAATCGCTTGCGTGATTCCAGCTTTGTTTAACTGGTTTACAGACTTACGGAATACAAAATCAATGTTCACGTTCGCCTTGATTGTTCCATCATCTTCAAGATAGCAATTTGGAATCCACACGTTTTGATTGCTACCGTTGATTTTGAAACGCTTTGCTTTGTAGCAACCGTAGTCCTCTCTTACGATCAGCTCAACAGGAATACCCTTGTAATATTGAGTGTCAGTGTTGTACTTTTCAGCCAGTTTTGCTTTACGTTTTGCTACCTCTGCGTTTATTTTGGCTTGTTCCTCTTTGCTCCTATGCTTGTGTGGCTTGTATGTGCGCATTTTTCTCCTTTCGCATAGATTATTCTTCTTTGATGTGCATTAGTATATACAACGGAACGAATCTTTTCCAACTGTGGAAGTGTTTAGGATAGCGCCTAACAAGATACCAATCGCCAAACAAATGGAAAGTTGTGTAGTATTTTGCAATTCTTGCAACTCGCTCTTGCTTCGTCATATTAATTCCTCGGCATATCTGTGTAGTACAGCTCCATATCTGCCTTGTACATATCAAGTTGTCTTTTGCTATCCATAAGCGTGTTAAAACTAATTCCCGCCGTAAAAGATACAGCAATGGACAAAATCAAGTGCGCTGCAACCCATTTACCGGCAAAGATAAACGGAATCTGAACTGCTATGGCAAAAGCATCGAACAAAAGAACTTAAACTCCGTGTTTAACCATTTTCTGCAAACGGCTAATGCTTTCTTCGTAAAATTCCTTCGACCTCATCATACGTCAATCCTCCTAGAACTCAGATTTTATCAGACGACGCGACGTTTTTCCTCATTGAATTCAATCACCATCTTCTTGTACTCTGCATAGCACTCCGGGCACAGGTCGCCTGTATCTTTCCTCCATCCCCATCCATGAAGCAGAGCTCTATTTGTGTCGTCTATATGAACAGTAAACCCGCAACGGTCACATTCTGTTTGCATATATCTACCATTCGCTTTTTTCATTACGAACTCTCCTAAATCTTAGCTTTTATCGGCTGAGTAATTCTTTAATATACAGCGTTTCAAATTTACACCGGGTTTCTTTTATTCCCAAAGTACAGATTTGGCTTTTATGTCAAATAAGTCTTGCGGATGGAATACAAGGCTCTTATCAAGCTCAACTATGCCAACGATGGAGAATTTGCCGGGGACTTCTCGCTCGATTTTAGCTTTTGCTTCATCCTTGTCATTCGCAAACAACACGAACGGAGTTTGAAAGTGTCTACATTTTTCGTCATCATCGTACTGGATTTTGACCCAATAAAAGTTTTCACCCACTACTTCTTTCGGTGTTAAGTATTTTTTGACACTTGAGACATCGTAAGTGCAATACCCGATACACTGCGGGTTTCCGTATTTCTCCATAAAATTGTCGTTCCCAATACGAGTTGCCAAAACCATGTGAACGTCTTTCCAACCAACACGGTCATCATTGATCGGTTTATCGTCCATAACAATATCATCAGGGGCTATCACTTTCTTGCCAATCGCCAAATTCCAATTATTTGCAATATAATGTGTCATCTGATACCAGTTGTCAAATGTTTTTACTTCTTTCATGGCATCTTCCAAAGAGCCACGATGAGGTCTATAAACAATCATACGTCAATCCTCCAAGAAATCCTCCAATTCAATCTTTCCTTCTGCCGCCGCAACCGCCAGAGCGTACACGAACTGTCCAATCGTCATTCCGTGCCGTCTGGCTTCACGGTTGATGTACTTGCGCTCTTCCTCGCTCATAAGGATGGTAATGCGCTTGGAACGCTTGCCATCGCCACTTGCAACGCCCTGATGTGATTCCGGCATCGGGATTTTTTTCTTTGTCAAGCCAGCTTCTGCTAGTGCGCCGGGCACATTGCCTTGTTCGATAAGACGTTGGACTTCCTTCGCTTGTTTCAGTTTCTTTGGCTTACTTTCGCTTACTACGGCATTGCTCGGCTGCGTTTCGCTGTCTTTGGCTTGCTTCGGCTTAATATTGCTTAATTGTGCTTCATTAGGCTGTGTACGGCTGTCTGTAGCTTCACTGGGCTTAATCTGTGCTTGTTCGGCTTCGTTCGGCTTTGCTTGGCTTACTTCTTCTTCCTTTGGCTCACTTCGGCTTAATGTCTGTTCTGAAAAAATAGGCTGAAAATCAAACCCGCCAAGCAGACCTGTGGATTTTTTGCTGGTTGACTTCATTCATCTTCCTCCCAATCTTCATCAAGGTCAGGAACGGTCGGCAACGGCATCCAGTGAGTTATATTATGCGGCTTTCCGCTTTTGTCCCGCCATTCCTTAAAATCTTCTTCATAGCCTACAATTTCTACATCGTATTCGTCTTTGCTAAACCCGATAACGTATGGGTTTAATTCATCTGGCATTTCATCTTCTGATTTCGCCCATTGATTATTTGCAAGCTCTTTCTGCCACTTTTTGCAATACTTTTCAGCTAGATACCACTGAGAATGAAACGCCATTTCTTTCTCTTTATCGGAAAGGTCATTAAATGAAAAATCAAAATTGATAACGTAGACTTGCTCCGTATCATCAGAACAAGTTGCATTCAAAAGATGCGGGTACAAATCGCTCATTTTTCTTCCCCCTCTACAATCATCTTCGCTAACTCCTTGAAATCCTCTGCACTGGTGCTCTTTGCCGTGTCACCGCTAAACAGGCTATGCCGCTCTGCCTGCGCCTTACGAACGCCCATAGACGGTCTAATCTTCACGTCCAACAGTGTTGTCCCCATGCTCTGTGCAATCACAGGAAGCTGCTCCACAACCTCTTTGGACAAGTTCTCCCGGCTCTTGTACTGGTTCAGAAGCAGACCTTCAATCTTTAATGTCGGATTGAAATACCTGCGAACATCGCTGATGGTCTGCGAAAGCTGGCTCAAACCAGCCAGTGCGTAACGGTCTGCTGTGATGGGCACGATGATGCTGTTAGCGGCGATCAGTGCGTTCACAAGCGCAAGACCAAGCTGCGGGGGAGTGTCCAGCACAATATAATCGTACTGCTCAGACACGCTTTCAAGGGCTTCTCGCAACCGGAAGTTCTTTCCCATGTCTCGGACAAGCTGCTCGTCAATGTCCTTCAATGCGCTGTCGGACGGAAGAATGTCACCAGCTTCGCAGTGCTGGATTCCTTCTTCGGCCGTGCCTTGTCGTGTCATTACGTCAAACAGGGTGCATACGTCCTCTATCTGTGCGCCGTAGGTGTCCGTTGCATTACACTGGGCATCGCAGTCCACCAACAAAACTTTCTTGCCAAGCAACTGTAACGCACCAGCCAGACAGGTGCTTGTTGTGGTCTTTCCTGTGCCGCCCTTCTGGTTGGCGACAGCTATAATTTTTTCCATTTTTATTTGCTCCAATCCACAAAATATCCGTTATACTTAAATTCTTTTGCCGCTTTGCCAGCTTCGATTAAAATCTGCCCTACCTTAATGGCTTCATCAGGTTCTTTTTCGCTGCATCCACGCGGAGAAACAATCAAATGAATCGGACTTATCACGCCATCGCCGCGATGAAAAAACATAACCACTTCATTATCAAAATTTTTATTTAGTTCGAGTTCCGCTTTATTCAGAACGGAGTAGGGAACTTTTGCCATTTTATCACTCTTTCTTTTTAGTAGAACGGCCATGCTGCTTTTATCTCGTCTCCGACCCACAACACAGGCGTGACGTGCCATGCAATTACAGTTTCTTTGATTTCATTACCATCGGAATCAAACCATTTGCCGTTGATTGTATCGTACTCGCCGGTTATGTAACTTTTTTCTCCTGTTTTCTCATCTTCGATACGAAGTAAAAGCCCATGCGGCCATCCTTCTAGGCTTTTATCAGGCATAACATCTTTAGTCATGTACCACTTGTCTTTGTCAAAGCCTTTCGGAAACATTGGAACCATACTCTTTCTCCTTTCTGCATCATCTGTTCAATGTGCTGCATCTGATTCCTTCAAGAAGCTATCATCAAATGTAGCATAATCGTCAAGGTCTGCTTCTTTCAAAATTGAGTACATATAAGCGCCGGGGTCTTTTTCAATCTTATCAAGCCGTTCACTGACAAGAATCCTGTATGTGTTCTCAACGATGTTTACAACAGCTTCCTTTTTCTTGTTAGGCTTGATGTTCGGATACTTCTCCGGCAATCTCTTTGCCACCAGCTTTGCAGTCAAGATACACTGGCTTTTAGACATCTCCGGCGCAATAGATGCCCAATCCACATCCTCGTATGCGCCGCTGCGTGGCTTTCTGGCAGGTCGTTGGCTCTTTGGAACATCTTTTAGCCCTACGCTTTCAACCTCGTTAGCTTCCACGTCTATGACTGGCTCATTAGACTTGAAAGCTATATTGAACTTCACAGCAACCGCATTGCGACCTCTCATGACCTTGTCATATTCAACGCACAGGTCTGATACTTCGTTTATTTCAGCTACCGCAATATCAATGACACGCCGCCTAAGATGCTTGAACTCTTGATAGCTAGGTTCTCTTGCACCAAGCTGTTCCCTTAATCTATCCAACGTAATTTCAGGCTGGCTCACGCCACGTCCGATGAACTCTCGGAGAATTGAATACAGCAAAATGCTATACTGCGATTTCATATTCGCTGTGTAGCGTAAACGGTACTTGACATATCCACGCTCTGCAATGTCGAAGAAAACAGGTTGCAGAAGCGGGTTACAACATAACGACACAGTAATATTCATCAAGCTAGGTTCAAAGTTTACAGTTGCTCTACTGAACAGGGGATACAAGTCAAACGAGCCTGAACCGTCACCTCTAGGAACTTCAACGGAGTTGTCGATGAAATGCTTGACCTGTGCTTTCAAATTCCTAGAGTTGATTTTCAACCCCAAAAACTCGCAATACTCTTGTAACGTAAACTGAACCGTTGAAGTTTCAGGGTCTCTCGGATTGATGCGGCTAAGATACACTTCAAGTAACCGTAGTTCTCCTGCTGTATAATCAGTGAACTTTGCCCAAACAAGCTGTCGGCTCTTTTCGACCAAGTTCCCGCCTTTAATATCAGACAATCTTATCACGCCTCCTCTCGTATAAGAGTATATCACAAATAGGTGTACAAATCAATAGCAAGTGTACACCTATTTCCACTTCTTGTACACCTAACTATCCACATTTCGTACACCTGTTTCCACAATCCGTACACCTATATCCATTTTTTGTACACCTCTTTACATTATATAAAACAAGACTATTAACAAGGTTATAAAATAACTTCTACTAATAGCAGAAGAAGAAAATTTTCCACAAAATCTTTTCTTTCTCTCTTAAAAAGTGGAAAATACAAAGCAAATATCGCTAAATAAACAGATGCTCAATATCCAAAAGGTTGAAGCGCTTAACGGTTAGGTTTACCTAACGTGTACAAAAAGTGGATGAAAAGCTTTTAATTCAATGCTATGGGGGACAGATTGACAAGCCGACCTACCGCAGACAATAGATTGACGATAATTCGTTATTTATTCCGTGCGAATATTGTCGATTTTTGGCCTATGGGGGACGGAATGACAAAGTAAATTTGCCCGATAGGTGTACAAAAAGTGGATAAACGTGGACAAAATGTTTTTCAAAAACTTCGATAATTCGACAATCATCGCAAAATGTTTTCTTCATTGATGGTGTAAGAATCGTTTTGCTTCATGGCCGAAGCTTCCCCACAGTCCTGTGCCTGATATAAAATCTGCATATTGGGCTGTGTTCCGTCTGGGTCTGGGTCTGTTTTGGTGGCCTGTGCCATTTCATAATGACCGGTGATGGTACGGCAGACGGATACACGATCACGCAAAGTCGTGTGAAGGTTGGCTACCATTTCGCACAGAACGGCAAGGTAATCTGAGCCGTGATTGCCATAGATCAGATAGCACAGCAGGTCAATTTCCTGTGGATGGGCGTCTTTGATATGTTCTATCAGTGCATCTCTCTTTCTCTCGGTGCTGGCATCGCCAGCCAGACTTTCCAATAATCCGGGATGCAAACAGGTGTCTATGTACGGTTTGGCTGCAACGCCGCAGCACACGAACCACTTTATGATAGTAGGAGCATCTGGGGTCATTGTCCCTTGCTCATAACGAAAAATGGATGTCCGGCCTACACCCATTTTGTCCGCAAGCTTCTGTTGGCTAAGCCCGGATTCCGCTCTTGCCATCTCTAACGCTTTTGCCACTCGTATCCTATAATCATCCATAAATACCCCTCTTTCGACAAAACGATACAAAAACAAAGAAATTTAACTGATATATTGTTCAAAATGTGAAACAATAATTGAAAAAAGCCGCTGTTTCATTGAAACAGCGAGATGTGGTATAACTGTATTGTCAAAAAATTCCAAATAGAAAGGAAACACAAAATGAAAGAAACTGTAATTTGGAACCATGAACGTATGCCAATCATCGACGGAATGCCCGCCAGCGTTCCCGATGGGCAACCGCACACACCTGAACCGTGGGAGGAAAGCTAATGAAACGAACCGTAGATACTCTGATTATTCCATACGCCCGCAGACGGACGCTAGAGCTTGTCCTGAGCCTTTCTGGGTACGAAGCTGATAAAGATGCTTACCTCGAAGCAAAAGGCATTCTGGAGCGTGCCGTAGCCGCTTTGGACGATGGGCGCGACCCGGCAGATAACATCGAACGCATTGACGGGCAGCTTGTGGAACTGTGAAAGGAGAAGAAGATGGACTTTACGAATGGATTCTATAAAGCCGAGAACCCTGTCGTTCTTGAAGAAGTAAAAACTTTCCTTCAGTCAATGGAACGGCGTGGAGCAACAGTCAAAGACTTGGACGATGCCATTGTGCAGCTAAACAATGTTTCGCACAGCATCAGCACAAATGCGCTTGTCAAAGCAGATGTGCTGGACAAGCTGCCCGAAAATCCCTTTCGTTCCATGCTCAAGGACGTATTGCAAAATAAATAATAAGCAAATACCATCGTGGCTTTATTGGACACTCATTGCAATTTTTGGCTTCCCCGATGTAAAGTGATGGATGGAAAAATCATTTAATTTTAACAAAGTTGTTGAAATGGTATTGACTGCACAACAGAAAGGTGTATAATCATATCAAATGAACGTCCGTACTTACCGATCGGGAGGATATGCCACAATGAGTGAACAGGAAAGAGCCAAGATTGACCGATTTATTGCATGGCTGCTGGAACATCCTGAAAAGATTCCGGCAGCGGAGCAAGCACTAGACATAGAATAACAGAAAACCCCTTGCGCAGAGCTACACCAGCCCGGCACAAGGGGGTCTTTTATTTTACCGGGTCAGAACCACTTCTTTTTTCGGTTTTTACGGTAACGATATTTTCTGCTGTTGCCATATAGCACGCGGTCATTGCCTTTTAACAAGGCTTGCATGAACCAGAAGCAAAAGGCACAGCCACACAACAGGTAATACATGGGCTTACCTCACATCTTTTCGATCAGGTTCATCAGAGCTTCGCGCTGTTCTTTCGGCATAGATTCAAGTTTTCTTCTAATCCGCTCCACTGCTGCATCGACTTCACTTTGCGGCTGCTGGGGCGGGTTTTCTTTTTGGTTGCCAGTAAGAAGGTAGTCAACCGTAACACCAAAGTATTGTGCTAATCTTGAAGCATTATCGGAAGACGGCTTTGGGTCTTCGCCTTGTTCATATTTCTTTTTCCAGTAAGACCAAGACGATTTCGGCAGTCCAGCATCAATAACGGCTTTTGTCGGGGCAACATTCTTTGAATCGCATAGTGCGAGGAAGTTGTCAAAAAACATATACTCAACCTTCTGTTCTTGTGCAAATTGCCGAAGTTCAACAAATTGAGCATAAGCCCTTGTAATGTTCAAAGAATTGTGCTTTAATAGTGCTATCAGGTTCAAGAAATTGAGCACAATTCCAATCGAATACAAGAGCAATGATTAAATGTTTGAACTTTGCTGACAACATTATATTATCACACTTTTAGTCTTTGTTCAAGTATTTGTACAAAGAAAGGGGAGAGAAAATTTGCGTCCAGAGTGGACGGGGGATGTTATTGGAAAACTTCATGTTCATGGGCTGTCTATTAAAGAACTTGCTGAGAGCATGGGGTACTCGCATGAATACCTAAGCGTCATCCTCAACGGCAAACGAGAGCCTACTGGTATTAGAGAAAAAGTTGAAGATGCGGTAAACAAATTGATTGAGCAGAGAAAGGAAGGCGAAAATGGCAAACATCCAAGTTTTTGAATATCAGAACAACAAGGTTCGCACAGTCGATGTGGAAGGCGAAGCATGGTTCGTTCTGAAAGACGTGTGCGCTGTGCTTGGTATTAGCAATAATCGCATGGCTGCTGACCGATTAGATGATGACGAAAAGGGTGTCAGCCTGATTGACACCCTTGGTGGCAAACAGGAAATGGTGATTGTCAACGAAAGCGGTTTGTACCACGTCATCCTCCGTAGCGACAAACCGGAAGCGGCTCCGTTTCGCAGATGGGTCACGAACGATGTGCTTCCTGCAATTCGTAAGACTGGAAGCTACAACGCACCGCAGCTCACTCGTTCGCAGCTTCTCGCAACCGCGCTGATCGCAGCGCATGAGGAACTGGAGGAGAAGGACAAGCGGATTGCAGAGCTTACGCCGAAGGGCGTTTTTGCTGACGCAGTGAGCGCAAGCGGCCAGAGCATTCTTGTTGGTGAGATGGCAAAGTTGCTGTCACAGAACGGCATCCAAATGGGGCAGAACCGCTTGTTTGCATGGATGCGTGAGAACGGATACCTGATTAAGGACAGAAAGCGGACAGACTACAATATTCCGACCCAGAAGTCTATGGAACTTCGCTTGTTTGAAATCAAGGAAACGTCCATTGCACATTCCGATGGGCACACTTCTATCAATAAGACCCCTAAAGTGACTGGTATCGGTCAGGTCTATTTCGTTAATCTCTTCTTAAAGACGGAGAAGAGCAGAAAAGCGGAGGGCTGAACATGGAGCAGATTATCACCTTAAAGGTAGACCTTGAATACCCAGAAGAAGCGCACCACGCCATTGACGAGGCGGTCAAGACCTACGAAGCGGACAAGCTCAAGTGGACGGAAGCAGAGCTCATCGAAGCAAAGCTTATGGCAATGCGTATTATGAACCGACTGTGTTTGGATGGGTATAGCATCGAATGGTGCAGAGTCACGGAAGCGTACTGCTACAAGGCGGTTTCTGTTTGGCTTAGTAAGCCAGATGATGAAAGCTTTAAGCGAAATGCAACGTGCTGCATCCCTTCTGCTTCTTTTGATACTTGGGTTGCCAAGTGTGTCTGCCTGTGCCGGGCTACCGGAAGGGACGTGCCCGCTTTCATCATCAAAAAGGCTGGTGAGTGTTGGTGACGTATTTTTACAAAGCACCGAGCCGGAAGCGCAGGTTGAAGCTTGCAATGGCGGAGGGCGTGTCCCGGAACGAAGCCAACAAGGTGCTGTGGATGGAAAAGATGCTGAACCAGTGTTTTGAACGGCACAATCGGGAAGCCAGAGAGAAAGACGGTGAACGCGATGAATAAATTCTGCGTTCGCTGTGGAGCGCTTCTTGAATCTCCGAACGCAAACCAGAAGTATTGTGCCGTTTGTGCACACAACGTCCAGCTTGAGCAGCAAGCGAAATGGAGACGTCGGAAGGGCAAACCCGAACGAGTGATGGGACTCTGCGCGTGGTGCGGTAAGGCGATGGTAAAGAAAACACCGGAGCAGAAATATCACAAAGATTGTGCCAGAAAGGCCGAAAGGTCATGCGCACCGTCTGGATATCAATTCAAGCTGCCAGAAAGGCAAAGACCGGCTCCACCTAGATACAGCATCAAGCAAATAAACGACAAGGCAAAGTCGCTCGGAATGAACTATGGACATTACAGTATGTTGCTTAGTCAGGGGAAGGTGGAGCCGCCAGATGAACGGTAAATATTACGGTCAACGGGAAATCCGCTGGAACAACCGTGAGAAGGAACGGCTGGAACACATCCAACGAAAGAGAAAAACGTCAAACGATGAAGAAAGCAATAAGAAACTTCAACAAAAGCAGTCCGTGGCAGAAGCGCTGGCAAGAGCGTGAACCTTTAAGATTGGAACGTATCGAGAAAGAAAGAGTGAGCAAAAATGAAAAAAATCAAAGTAAGAATCACATTCACCGAACCAGTTCTCGGCACTTGGCCTAGCAACCAGAATATCGCGCGAGAGTTCATCGCCAGCAAGTCCCCTGATGCAAGCACTATCGAGGACGAAGTTGCCGCTTTGGGCGCTGATGCTGTGGCAGATAAGGGCATGACCGTATTCCCTCGCAACGAGAACGGCGAGCCTATCTTGTATGACTACCAGATCAAAGGAATGTTTAAGGATGCTTGCGGTATGCTGGGTCGTATCGGCGGCAAGACCGAAACCGGAAAGAAGAAAGCCGTCAACGAATCCGGCAAGCTGACAGCCTACAAGAAGGTCATTGATGGTCTGATTTTTGTTCAGCCCCGTATGATTCCCATTCATGTGAACGGTGAGATTACCGAGTGCCAGCGCCCACTCCGTGCTCAGACTGCGCAGGGCGAGCGCGTCAGCCTTGCCAACAGCGAGCAGATTCCCGCTGGTTCGACCTGCGAGTTTGAAATCGTTCTTCTGGACGATTCTCACGAGAAGGTAGTGCGTGAGTGGCTGGACTACGGCGCTCTGCGTGGCATCGGCCAGTGGCGCAACAGTGGCAAAGGCCGTTATACCTATGAAGTTCTCAGTTGACCGCAACGGAAAGGCCCCGCAGTGATTTGTGTTGCAAAGGCACAGCTTTTCAATGAAAGGCGAAGCAATAGCAAAGTGTGGCTTTGAACCGCGAAGCAAAGGCAATGCAAAGAATTGAGGAAATTTGCAAAGGCGTGGCTGAGAAGAGCATGGAAATGCAGTGGCATGGCGAAGCAAGGCTCAGACGAGCAATGGAATGGCAAGGAAAGGCTTGAAAAAGCAATGGCTATGGATGCAAGGTGTAGCTTTGATAAGCAAAGGCAAAGCATGGAGCAGAAGCGAGTCGCAACGGCAAAGCGGAGTGGAGAATGGCAACGCATTGAAGAGAGCCGATTTGCAATGGAATTGCATGGAATTGACTTGCAATGGAGTAGCTCAGAGCAGATCAGTATGGATTTGCAGTGGCATGGCATCGGAACGCCTCGCTATGGCGAAAAAATAAACGAAAGGGGATAGAAATGAAAGCACTTGTGGAAATTGTCCTGATCTGGGGCATTGTCTTAGCGTTGATTCTCGCAGCATTCCTGCTGAACTTCTGGCTGGTGCATCATATCGAGCTTTTGGTCGGAGCTAAGGCGACATGGCGCATCATTGGTGTTGGCGCTCTGATGGCAACCATCTGGATTTTCGGTGTCGGTAAAAAGGCATGACGCTGGAAGATGCAATGAAGATCAGGTACTTCAACATCAACGACCTTAGCCGTAAATCGGGAGTATCAAGACCGACGATTTACAGCATCTTGGGCAAGCGAAAGAAGCAGAAAAGTTCCGTTCGGGTCGATACGCTTCTAAAAATCGCAAAGGCGTTGAATGCGAAAATAGTCATCAACGAGAAAAAGACGAACGGATTCGACATTATTTTGAAAGAGGTGAAGAGAGATGAAAACAGTTAAAGGCACGGTGCTGTGCTTTATGAGTATTTCGCTTGCTATCGTAGCTCTTGGGTGCGGGAACGCCATTGAGAACGCGACGGACGGATGGGAGATGCTTGGATACACGTTCCTTGCTCTGGCTGTATTTCTTGTGGCTTTGATTTTAGCCGCAATTGGCGTAAGCGCCGAAAACGAGCGCATGGAGCAAGAGAGCCGGAAAATCAAGCGCATCCCGTATCACACAAACGAGTGGAGGGATGCCAAGTGAAGTGCCCGACATGTGGAAGCGAGAAAATCAAAATCTATCGAAGCACATCATGCGAAGACAACATCATCCGCAGAAGGCTCTGCGAAAACTGCGGTCATGCGTGGAATACAGTCGAAATAGATATGGACCAGTGGGACTCCATAACGAGAAGCTTCAGCAAGATGAAATATGTTATATCTCAGTTGGAAGCCCTTGTGGAAGAGATGAAGGCAAAAATCCTGAAACTTGGAGGTACGGTATGAATGAGATGTACGATTGCTCCGGCTGTTTTGATCGGTTCGGTGGCGTGGTTGAGCCGCCCGATGACTACTACTTCGCACCCAGAGCAGACGAAGAGCCTGAATGGCAGCGGCCAGATGAAGCGGATTCCGTGTGCTGGGGAGATTGATTTTTGTACAGCCAAATTAAGCCAAAGTAAGAACAATGAAGCCTAATGAAGCCAAAGAAAGGAAACGTATGGACAACAGCAAAATCCATGAAGCGCTGATGGCTGTTCAGTCAAAGTTAAAAGCCCCGAAGGGGCAGATGAACACATTTGGCGGTTACAAGTATCGCTCTTGTGAGGACATTTTGGAAGCGGTTAAACCAATTTTGAAAGCACATGGTTTGCTTCTTACCCTTTCTGATGAACCTAAAGTGTTAGAGGGGTGGCATTACATCGAAGCGACCGCAAAGGTGGAAGCTCTGGATGGTGGATGCGTAACGGTTACTGCTTACGCAAGAGAACCGGAGCAAAAAACCAAGATGGATGCGGCGCAGGTGACCGGAACGTCTAGCAGCTACGCTAGAAAGTACGCTCTGAACGGTCTGTTCTGCATTGACGATACGAAGGACGCTGACACGGACGAGTACCAGAAGCAGACCACAAGCAGGGCAAACAAGCCTGCGCAGAAGCAAACGGAAATGGAAACAATCCCCCCATGTGCTTGCTGCGGAAAGCAGTTGCAGCCTATTCAGTATAACAACCGCACCGTCACTCCGCTGGAAACTGCAAGAAGCACAAAGAAACGCTTTGGGCGCGTCCTGTGTTGGGACTGTGCCCAGAAACAGCCGAAGGAGGGCTAAATAATGCTTAACTCTATCGCAATTCAGGGGCGTCTGGTTCACACGCCCGAAGCTAAGGTTACAAAGTCCGGCAAGGATGTTTGTACGTTCAGCATTGCTTGCGACCGTCAGAGTGGCGGTCAGAAGGAAACCGACTTCTTCAACTGCACAGCATTTGGTAATACGGCGCTGTTCGTTTCCAAGTGGTTTCAAAAGGGAAGCCTGATTCTGGTGACTGGTAGCATCCAGACCCGAAAGTATATCGACAAGCAGGGAAACAACCGCACCGCAACGGAAATCATGGCGAACAAGGTTGACTTCTGCGGTGGCAAGTCTGACAGCAAACCCGCTGATCGGGCGCAGGATGCACAGCAAAACTACTCTCAGGGTAACGCAGACGACTTCTCTGTGATTGACGACAGTTCTGATCTCCCTTTTAACTAACGGTTACGCTACCGGGACAAAAGGCGAACCGCCTACCTTATATAAGAGCTGCGCTATCTGGCTGGACGGGCGTTTGGAAAGATGATTACCTGTTGTCTCAACTGCACATCACGCCACAAAGCCTGCCATGACACTTGCGAGAAGTACAAGGCAGAGAAGAAAGACTTCGAGGAACGCAAGGCGTTCGTATACGAGCTGAACCACAGCCAGAGCGTGTACCACCGTGATTATGAGGACAAGCACCGGGAACGTAACAAGAAGCGGTTTCTCGGAAGTGAATTTAGAGGTGAACGATAATGCAAGCAAGGGATAAGCGGATTCTTAATTTGCTTTCAGAAAAAGCTGAAAAGGGCGATAAGCAAGCGCAAGCTGTGCATGACTACCTTATTCCCATTTTTGAACAAGCTGATAAAAAAGATGCCATCAACAGAACGGAAAGAACACTCAATGAAGATGAGTGCCATTTGGAATGGCTGAAAAAAGAGCAGGCATCGCTTCCTGAAACCAACATTTACTCTGATGATGCCAAAACCCATTTAACTATTCGCAAAAGCTATGAATACCATTTGGCGATTCAGCGATATGAAAGAATCATTCCTGAACTCAAAGAGAAACTTGCCAAAATGCGAGCTGAGTACGATGCGGAGTATGGCGCATGAACACTGGCAAGCAGTTTGAAGCGGATTTCAAGGCATCCGTCCCGTCCGATGCGTGGTGCTACCGTCTGAAAGATAGCGCTGCCACCTATTACGGCGGCAACGAGAACCTGTCGTTTTCCATCGACAACATCTGCGACTTCCTTGTGTACCGTTACCCGATGAACCACCTGTTTGAACTGAAAACCATCGAAACGCCCTCTATCCCTCTGGAAAAGGTGTTCGGTAAGTATGACAAGGCAAAGTGCAAATACCGCAAGGAAAAGCACATCACTGACATGGTGGATGCAATGGGATACAGCGGCCAGACCGCCCATGTGATAGTCAATTACAGGGCGGTCAACCGCACCTTCGCAATCCCTGCCAGCAAGGTTCTGGCGTTCCGTTACAACGAGAGCCGGAAGAGCATCCCTTGGCAATGGGCAGAGCAAGAGGGGATAGAGGTCAAAGCAAAAAGGCTGCGTGTCCATTGGCGGTATGACGTGGATGGGCTGCTGAAAAGATTGGAGAAAGAACATGGGAGAGAAGTTTAAATGTGATAGATGCGGGGAGACGTACCCTTTATACGAATATAGCAACTTCACCGACATTGAGATGCGTGTGTGGGGTATTGGTGTTCCGTGTGACTACGAGTATCGCCTTTGCCCATCTTGCATGGCAAAGCTGAACGACTGGCTGAAAGGAGAAAAAAGTGAGTAAGAAAGTTTCAGACATCCTGCCCAAGACGGAAATCTTGGCGCAGTTGGCAGAAGAAGCATCCGAACTGGCACAGGCTGCGTTGAAGCTGCGCCGTGCGCTGGATGGCACGAACCCGACACCGAAGAGCGTTGAGGAGTGCGAAGAAAATCTGCTAGAAGAACTAGCAGACATTAAAGTTGCGTTTACGGTCTATTTGTCTGATTCAAAACCATGTATCAAGGCAAGGGTTTCGGAGGAAATCTACAAGACCGCCGAGATAAAGCTTGATCGCTGGCTCTCTCGCCTTGAAGCAAAGGAGCAGTCGGATAAATAAGCATAGAAACCGCCCATCAAGCGGCAAACAGGCGATGTCGGCCAACCTCCGCAAAATCGCACGACAAAACCAGTTGTACGGCTTTCGCATGGCTCTGAATGGCATCGCCGCCACATGGGGCGCACTGATTCAGAACCTTCGGTGCGATGCAGACCTGACCGATGAACAGGTACAGAAGCTTATCCGCATTGGTGACAGGTATTGGGAGATGGTCGGCAAGTTCAAAGAAGAGGACATGACCCCTGACGAGTTTGCAGATTACATCACAGCGAAGTCAGAACAGGTCGAAAAAGAGCTGAGAGAAAGGTGGAGCTGATGGCGGTATTTTCGGTAGAAGCTATTTCGGAAATCACTTCAATAAATCCAAAGTCTTGCCGTATTAAAACAGCAACGTTCACTTGTTACTTCTGCAATACTTCCATTTCTGTGTGTGATGCACGCGTTGCAACTGCGATGGCAGATAATGGGGAAACTCCTATTTGTCCGATTTGTGGAAGGAAAACTGTATGTACTCTGTACAAGTTTTGCACGCCTGAAAATCCAAACATTATAGAGGACGTTAAGTGGAGGTAACAATGGATAAGGAACAGCTTGCAATCGCACGGTTGCAGGACGCTGCATCGGCTGTCTGAGCATCGGTACAAGAAACCGCTCATGGTCACATACTCTGGCGGCAAGGATTCACAAGTGCTTGTGGCTCTGGCTGAACGTGCAGGAATCAACTTCGAGGTGGTCAACAGCCACACTACCGCAGATGCGCCGGAGACGGTCTATTTCATCCGTGAGCAGTTCAAGGCGATGGAAGAGCGTGGGATCAAATGCTCCATCGTCATGCCACGCTACAAGGACAAACCCGTGTCCATGTGGACGCTGATTCCGCAAAAGCTGATGCCGCCGACAAGAATTTTACGCTATTGCTGTGACGTTCTGAAAGAAAACACAGGAAAGAATCGGTTTATTGCCACGGGCGTTCGGTGGGCAGAATCCGCACGGCGCAAAAACAGTCGTGGCGTGATGGAACTGATGCACAAAGACAAAGAGAAGCGCATCATCCTTATGGATGACAACGATGAAAAACGACAACTGTTTGAGACCTGCAACCTCAAGGGAAAGATGACTGTCAACCCGATCGTGGACTGGTCTGACGATGATGTGTGGGACTACACGCACAGCGAACACTTGCCTGTTAATCCGCTGTATTGCGAAGGGCAAAAGCGTGTTGGTTGCATCGGCTGTCCAATGGCCGGTAGGGGGGGGGGGGCAGACAACGTGAGTTTATGCGCTGGCCTGTCTACGAAAAAATGTACATCTCGGCGTTTGAACGAATGCTTGATGTCAGAAAAGCAAAAGGTTTGCCGTGCGACTGGCAGACCGGCATGGATGTTTTTCGCTGGTGGATGGAAGATGACAACGTCAGCGGTCAGTTGAGCATGGACAATTTAATGGAGGATAACAATGTTTGAATTTGCAACTCGCTGGCTGGTCTGCTTAGTCCTGCTGGCGGTGGTAGTTCAGTCTGAACGGACAATCAAAGACATGGCAAACAACCTGTTTGAAAAGCGGCAGGCAATGCTTGTCTGGCTGTTCGTCAACGTGTGTTTGGCCGTTTGTACGGCTGTTGTGATGGGGTAGAGGTAAATATGGAAATCAAATCAAGAAACGATATTCCGATGCTGTTTGGTGATATTGATGTTGCGGAAGCGTTTTACAAACATTCAGAGCTTTACATGAAAACGGAAAATGTTTCGACTACAGTAGTAGGAAGCGGGAGTTGCAATACATTAACGTACAATGCTGTCAACTTAAAAACTGGCTCATTCAAAAGTTTTGTTGGGACGGAAAATGTGCAGATAGCCAAAGTGCATATCGAAAGGGAATAACCAATGGACAACGAACTTTACTGCCCGATGAAGATGACCAGCAATCCGCTTGGCCGGTGTGTCTGCGAGAAAGAAAAGTGTGCTTGGTGGCGGCAGTTAGACAACTGCTGTTCCGTTTGGTGGATTGCAACCGAGCTGGATAAAATCGAAACGAAGATGAAGAGGTGAGAACATGATTATGAACAAGTGGGTTAGCGTCAAAGACGAATTGCCTGAAATGACGGAAGAAGTTACCGAAGTGGACGGCGACAGAGAATATACGCTTTGGTATGAGAGCAAGCCTGTTCTGGTGTTTGATAAAACCATGTATGACGAAAATAGCAGAATGCAAACGGCAGTACTTACAGACGATGGTGATTGGCTGACAACGTTTGATGAAAAACGACTTGAAAACGTAACCCACTGGATGCCGCTTCCTGAACCGCCAAAGGAGGTCTGATACATGGCAATCAACAGGAAAATTCGTGAAGTGGTGTATCGGAAATATGATGGACATTGTGCGTATTGCGGAAAACAAATTGCATTTAAGGATATGCAGGTAGACCATTTTAAGCCGTTAAAGGCATGGGAACAAAATGATGAAAAGGCCAATGATGTCTCAAATCTTATGCCTGCTTGTCGAATGTGCAATCACTATAAACGTGCAAATTCCTTAGAAGTATTCCGAAAATACATTTATGAAATTCCAAGCAAGTTGAGAAATGATTACATTTATAAAATTGGAGTGGCATACGGAAATGTGATTGAAAACGAAAAACCAATTGAATTTCTTTTTGAAAAAGTAGAAAAGGAGTAAAGCGAGGTGAAAACTCTTGGCGACACCCCCGAAGCGTGGTCGTGGCAGACCGCCGCTGACTGAAGCTGAAAAGAAAAAACGTGAGAAGCGGGCGCAAAAGGCGAAAGAAGAAGCCGCTGTGAAGCGTGAGAAAGAGCGAGAGAAGAAGAAACAACAGATGCTTAACAAGCGGAAATCTATCCGATCACAGGTGAGTAAAAAGGTGAAAGAACAACAGGAATTGGCAATCACGAGATCTAAGATGCTGAACACAGGCGATTTGCAGTCGAGAATCGGTGATGAAGAGGACAAGAAGGTCATCGGCATGATTGCAGCCAAGTATTTTGGCGACCTTCCGAGCGTGGACATGAACAACCCGATTGAAGTGCAGCAACGCCTTGACTTCTTCTTTGACGCTTGCATTGAAGCCAGAATATCCCCTGTGGTGGAATGGATTGCACTGGTGTTGGGCATTGAATGGGTGAGCCTGAAGCAGATTATGGCGGGCAAACGCCGTGACGACAGCTTGCAGCAGAAGTACATTTTGAAGCTGATTCTGCAAATGCAGTCCATGTGGGCGTACAACGGTATGTACGGTCAGGAGAACCCGGCAGAGTGGATTTTCCGAGCCAAGAACTACTTTGGTATGCGTGACAACGTGGAGGTCACCGTTGCGCCGCCTGAACAGCCGTTGGGCGATGCTCAGAGCGCAGAACAGCTCGCCCAGAAGTACCAGACGGCTTTGCCGAAGGAAATTGACGTGGAGTACAAAGAAGTGGCAGAAGAGGTGGTCGAGAATGACTAACGGTGATTTTATTCGCTCCATGACGGACGAAGATATTACAGAAAACTTTACGCGGGGCATCTGCGAACTTATCAAACATCGTGACCCGGAGCGTTGCCAGAACCGTTAGCATTGCTTTCATTGCGTCAAGGACTGGCTGAAAGAGAAGAACAAAATTATGGTGAGGGCTGACAAATGGGAACTTTGATTGACTTCTCCGACCCATGCCTACGCACATTCCTGCCTGTCCTCTTGCAAGACCACACGACAGGAAGGAACATCATCTGGGCGACAGACCCGCCGCCTGAACTTGGTGTAGGCTTTGCGGATGAAATCACACCGGAACAGTTGGACAAGGTTCAGCTTGTCCCTCGTGTGCAGAAACGGCTTGCAGACCAAAAGAAGCGCACCAGCAAGAAAGCAGAGGTGTTTACGCCGACTTGGGTTTGCAAGAAGATGACAGATGTTGCAGAAAACGACCTGAAAGGAGATGGCTGGAAGGAGTACATCAACAAGACTTGTCTTGAAGTAACCTGTGGAGAAGCACCGTTCCTGACAAGCCGATACGATACCACAACAGGGCAGATGATTGCCGTGCCGGACAGAATCGGTATGCTGGATAGAAAGCTAAATGTTCTGGCAGAGCAGTTTCCTGACTACGATATGTGGATGTGCTGGGCAATCAGTGCCTACGCATCGACATACGGCTATGAGTGGCAAGGAGACAACCTCTTTCTGGCAAGGTGCAACCTGTTCCTGACACTGATTGAAAATTTTAGGTATCGGTTTGATGCTGAAAAGCTAGAAATTGGCTTCATGCCAATTTTTCTTGATTGCATCGCAGATACTATCTCATGGAACGTCTGGCAGATGGATGGGCTGAAAAAGACCGTGCCCGGCACGGACATTCCGTGCAAAATCAAAGACTGGAAAGCTGACAAAGAAATCCTGTTTAAGGATGTTGGGGAGAACAAATAAAATGAGCAGTTCCGTAGAATATGCAAAATCAGAACTTGCACGTATTACGAAAGACGGAGACGGGTTGCAGAATGCAATCAATAAGAACATCCTTGACATTATTGAACTTTTTGCAAGTCAAGGCCATAGTGGATTTACCGCTGGATATGCAATGTCTATTCTGGAGCGGCTTTTGCGCTTTAAGCCTATTACTCCGCTGACTGGAGAAGATGATGAATGGGTTAATGTGTCGGACGAAATGGGGCAAAGATGCTTCCAAAATAAACGATGCTCAAGCGTATTCAAGACCACTGATGCACAAGGTAACACGATTGAAGTACATGACATTGACGCAATCGCTTATTCTGACAACGGTGGCCTTACATGGTTTACAAGTAGCCGTTTTCGCAAAAACGTGACGTTCCCCTATGAGCCACCTACGCACCCGGAAAAAATCTATATTGAATACACGGAAGATGTTCCGCTTGGCTGGTCTGGCGACAAGTATGAGATTATCACTGACGACAAGGAACGTATCGAAGCGTTGAGAACTAAGATGCAGAAGAAATTTGATGAAAAGGAGCACTAATGCAAACTGACAGAGGAATCTACCACAAGCGAGTGTGTGACCGCTGCGGAGCAGTTCTGGCTGGCAGGATGATGAACCCTGACGAATACTTCAAGGACTGGGCGTGGCGAAGGGACACAGGCGACCTGTGCCCGGAATGCTATGCAGAGTACAAGCGAGTGATCGGACGGTTCAACAGAGGAAAGAGAGATATGAGAAAATGACTTTGCTCGGAATCTATAGATGCAAACAATGCCATGCCGTGTTTAATATTGCTACATTTGGTAACCTATCTCGTAGTACGGCTGAAAAAATTTTTGAAAAAACAAAAACTGTAAATGTGTTTATATCTGGTGAAGTGCCCATTGAAATAGTCACCCACCGTTGCGACCCAGTAACAGTGGGTGAATGCGAACGTATTGGCTGGAGGAAAATCGAATGAACTTCTACTGCACCACCGAACATTGCTCTTGCATGGGCATCAAGCAATTCTCCGCTGGCAAGGCTATCCGATGCACGGCAGAATCCTGTGAGAACAAATCTGAGCCGTCCTGTGGCTCTTGCAAATGGTACGAAGAGCCGGAGGGCGTGTGTGTGAACGACCAGTCAGAACACATTGCAGACTTCGTGTGGGACGAACGTGGATGTAAGGAATGGGAGAAGAAAGAGAATGAGTAATCTTGGAAATGCGTTGATTGTGGTTTTAGCTTCTTTTTTGGTTGGAATATTTATATGTGGGATAGCATATCTCATTGAAAAAATTTTGATATGGGATATATTTTTGAACGAAATTTCCGATGAAAAGATAAAGGTTCTTGCGGATGCAATTCTCCACGTTTTTACTTTTTTGACTGGGTTTGTGGTCTTATATACGATGTACAAGGCGGGAGTATAAAAATGACAACAGGGGAGAAAATCAAAAAGCGCAGGATTGAACTGCACGTCAAGCAGAAAGACCTTGCGAACAGAATCGGTGTAACAGCCGCTTTCATATCGGCTATTGAGTGCGGGAAACGCAAATGTAAAGAGAGATGGCTTTTCAGAATCGCAACCGTCCTTGACTGCACCATATATGATTTGCAAGATGACGAGCCTAAAGATTTGATTGACCCCACTAATGACGACTTCGGAGCTGTCTGCAACTGCGCTGTCCGCTACTGCTTGGGCAGACGGTCATATATGCCTAGCCTTGTTTGCGGATACATCACACCGCTTCTACCAGAGCTGACCGACAAGACGCTTGATTGCTTTGAGCGTGACATTGCAAAGCGCAAGCGGACAGGGTTTGATTTTGGCGATTCCTGCGACTATGAGACGTGGGATGCGTTCTACAAAGCGGTTTGCAAGGAGATTGAAAGGAGAAAGGGCAGTGGAAGTCAGACCGATTGATGCTAATGAACTACGTCAAAACATCGAGGCGTGGATTCAGGAGTATAACGATGGAACAATAGGTGGCTTATCGTTAGACGATGTGCTTGATTACATCGACACCGCGCCGACAATTGAGGTGAAAGGCAATGGCTAACACGCTCTGGCATCCGGCAAGCGAACCGCCACGAGAGCGAACGCAGCCTTTGTTGCTTGCGACTAAGACGACGTGGCGTGATAAAGATGGAAAAATGTTGCAAGGAATCTCGCCAACAGCGTACTTTCTCGGCTGTTACGCAGACGGTCAGTTCTGGGATGAGATAGGCGAGAGACTGCCGAAAGATGTGACGGTGACGCATTGGATGGCGTTTCCGATGGTATGAGGTGATGAGCATGAGCAATTGGATTAGCGTCAAGGATGGATTGCCCGATATTCCGAAAAACGATTTTGCCAGCGATTATGTTCTGGTTCACGACAAAAAAGCTGGTGACTGGGTAGCCTATTATGATGCAAGCGGTGGTTGGTGTGAAGCAAGAGAGTGCATCCCATTCAAAAATGTTACACATTGGATGCCTATGCCCAAACCGCCAAAGGAGGACTGAATATGGATGAATTTGAAGCGTTAACAGAAGCGATGAACCGTTGTTCTGCATCGATTGAACAATTTGCAAATGCTATCAGACAGTCAGAAACGCAGTGCGGTTACATCAAGCAGAAGCGCAATCGACCTGTATACCGAAAAGGCGCAAAGCTACGTGAATGTTGCAAACGAATCATGAGAACGAGAGAGGGATTTAGAAAATGAAAAAGCTTAAATTTCCTGAGGATTTCTTTGCGTACGACAACCCGGACTGCCCCGATAAGGATATTGAAAAAGCCGTGAACAGGATGAAGAACTGGATGAAGGGCGAGACCTACAAGAGCAACCCTTGGCTTTTTATGGCTGCTGGCAACTATCTGATTGTCGGTCTGATTGCTGAGGACGGGCAGAAAACAATCTACGTTGCACGGCAGTATTATGAGATAGTCAACATTCCGGGCGAAGGTTGGCTGCGTGAACCTGACGCTGAGTGCCTGTTTTAGTGGGGGATAGGTATGGACAAAAAACGAGACAGTTTTGTGTTCAGGCGAAACTATTTTGAAGCGATTTCTGCGCTGAAAAATAAAGAAAAACTTGAACTTTATGATGCTATTTGCTCATACGTTTTTGAAGAAAATGAACCAGTTTTTAATTCAAAAAAAGCAGAATCTTGTTTCATTTTGATTAAATTTCTACTCGATAGAGAGCAAGAAAGAAGCGATATTGCGTCAAAAGGATGGTCTACACGAAAGTCAGCTCATCCTCATGTCATAAATGAGATGAAAGTCAGCTCATCTATGAGTTCAAAGTCAGATGACAATGAACCCATTGTATCAACTGACGGTCAGACGAACGTCAAGACCTTGCCGGAGAGTGCAGTCAAGAAGAAACCTGACATCTTCTCCGACTTTGCTCATGGCGATAAAGCCCTGTTGGAATCCCTGCGAGAGTTCGCACAGATGCGTACAAGAATCAAGAAGCCTATGACAGACCGGGCAAAACAGATGCTCTGCAACAAGCTTGAAAAGTTTGATCGGCATGACTGGAAAGCCATTCTTGACCAGAGCATCTATGCTGGATGGCAGGACATTTACGCATTGAAACAAGATGACCAGTACGAGCAAAGTACGGAGATGGAGTTTCCTAGACTATGACAATGGACGTTCAAACGGTATTTATCGGTGCGCTGATGCTTTGCAAGCCGGGCGTTGTGGATGAAATTATACCAGACATTGAACTTGACTTGTTCAGACCTGAGCTGAGAGACGCTTTTGCGGCTGTTCAGGGCTATTGGACGGCTAGGGGTAAGATAGATATAGTCGAGATAAACACGCAGCATCCAGACGTAGCGCAGACGCTTTTGGCGTGTGTACAAACCTGTGAATCAGAGTGTGTACGAATTGACAGGGAGCAGATGCTGCGTTGGGCACAGCTTATCAGAGAACAGGCAGCGCTTACTCGTGTGCAAGGTCTGGCGTTTCAGATGACCAGTGAGCTTACCGACTATTCTGATCTATCAGACATTTACCAGCAGATGGGCGAAGCAATGAGCCTGAAAGCTGAGGAAGAAGATGCGTGGACATACGAGGATGTGCTGAATGACTATGTGCTTCACATGGACGAGAAACCTGTGTACATCAAGACAGGCCTAGAGCGTCTGGATGAAGCACTGCACATTTCTCCGGGTGATTTCATCATCATCGGTGGTAGACCGTCTGCTGGCAAGACAGCCCTGTCCCTGCAAATAGCAGCAAGCATGGCAAAGCAGAACTACACCGTGTACTATTTCAGTTTGGAAACCAGCAAACGCAAGCTGGGCGCACGTCTGATGGCTAATCAAATATACTGCCCTCTGGACACGGTGAAAAATAAGGCGGTCAGCTTGAATGAGATTGACGGACAAGCAAAAAACATGAAGATGCCCTTATATATCCGCTCCGCTGCCGGAAAAAACGTGGCGTGGATGAAGGCTCAGGCTCTCCGTAAAAAGGCTCAGGTCATCTTTGTGGATTATCTTCAGCTTATCCACGAAACAGGCGCAAAGGACAGATATGCCGCCATTACAGCCATATCCATTGCCTTACACGAACTGGCACAGACCACAGGCATTGTCGTGGTGGCACTGGCACAGCTCAATCGAAACCCATCTAAGCCCGGAGCAACGCCTACTAACTCCGACTTGCGAGAGAGCGGACAGATTGAACAGGACGCTGATGCAATCATTCTTCTGTCCGGCGATAACCCCGACAAGTACCTGTTCCGGCTGAGCAAGAACAAGGAAGGCGAGATAGGCGACCTCCCCATAACGTTTAACAAGCAGATTCAACGGTTTCAAGAGTACACTTGGATGGATTGAGCACATGGGCTGTCAGCAATGGCAGTCTTTTGTTTTTGCCAACTCCACGAGAAAGCCTGTTTTAAGGCGTTTTGAATGCTAGGCGATAACTTTATCGACTTAATCACGAAAACGCGCCACAGACGCTCGTAGACGGCTCTCCGTTGATGCTGATGGTATATCTCAAACTATGCCATGCGATTAGACCGATGTATGAGCGTGGAGAACGGCTTTTCGGTGCCAGACGTGAAAGTTATCGGGTTAATCAGAAAAACGCGGCAGACAGGCTCCTACACGCCTTTCCAGCGATGATAGCAGCCAGATGAGCGAATGCCAACGACTATTTGTCCAATCGCAGGAATGATTGAGACGAAAGCAAGATGTGTGAGACGAAAAAACGCTTCGACTATCACTTTCGGAAATGGCTTTCAAATTTTTGTCCCCTTTCCCCCTTGTTTCCTCTTCCCCCCTTTTATCCCCCTCTTTCCCCTACAACCCCTATTACCCCCTATAATCCCCCTAACATCTTCCGTGCTCCCCCTTTCCCTCCCCGTGTGTTTAGCGCGTCCGCGGGCGTCATATGCGTAAGCGCGCGCGTTGACGGAGCCGGGTGTGCCACGATAGTTCAAAAGTGAATAAATAACAGTTATGCGAAATTGTAAACTGGTTCTTTCCCCTACAACCCTCTATCTCCAAAAGCTATACTGTTAGCCAGAAGAGCAGACCATAGGCAAGAACTGGCGTAAGATTCGGACTGGTGGATGATTTGCGACTATTTTACATGGAGAATTGACTTCATTTTGTAGTCGGTTGAATATGTAGAAATGTTGCATTAATTATTCCTAGCAGAATACTATGGATTGATTGAAATACCATAGTACGTTACTGGGAATTAAATCGGGCAGGAACAGACCGAATCGGATGGTACTAGTTATTATACGAAATAATCAGTGATTATCGGGGGTAACTATATCTGTATACTATAATAAGTACGGTTATTATACGAAGCAGGTATAACTAACGGAAGAATAAATTATGCGAAATTGGAACGAGAGGTGATTTTTGGAGTGGTCGGACTACTTAGCGACTATCGCACCTCTCTTTCTCTAAAAGGCAAACGACTATTTCACACAAAAAACACACAACTATTTGACGAAGGTTCGCAAGAAAACGCTACAACTATTACTCTACAGCTATCAACGGACAGTACGCTACTATACTATATATAGGACTTTCAAAAGCTGGTCATCTGACGACTTTACGACTATTTCACGACTATTTTATTGGGGAAGCTACGACTATTGGCTACGACTATTCCAAAACCTGTTACGACTATTCCAGCTGGAACGCTGCGACTATTGCTGACTTCTATTAGCTATCGGGCGAAAGCCCGAAAAGAGATGCGGCAGTAGCCGCCAATAGTTCCGCGCCGCCCCGCTGTGCCCTTGCTGCTGGACTGCCCCCGCCGGGTAGAACGTGCCAGCCTGTGCGCCCTGATTGTTGACCCGGTGCCAGATCTCCAGCCGCCGGGCGTGGGAAGTATCGAGACCTCCGCCGGGCTGACCCTGTACAGGTGAAGGCGCTGCCCCCTCAGCAGACCCCGCCGGGCTGGCATGGATCTATAACAGGGGGCGCACCCCCTGCACTCTTATATACCTTATTATAATAGGGCGGCTGTTCTGACCTGTAAAACGTCCGGTGTGGTGTTGGTATCTGGTATCTGTGCAAAGCGTCCGGGCGCTGGTAGGCGCTCCAGCGTGTCGCAGGCTGTGCAATGGCTTGTTGCGTCGGTTTGGTATCGTGGGCGGCTGAGCGGACACAATCGCAGGAAAAGCCCCTGTAAAGCCCTGTGCGCTGTTTTGTGGCGTGGGCGGTGTAACTGCATGGACGGCGCAAAACTCGCTGTAAACGCTTGTATGGGACTGTATTGCAGCAGGGCAAAATAAAAGCCCTGCACCCTCAGCAGATGCAAGGCAAAAGAAAAGCCCGGCCATTGCTGACCGGGTGAAATGCTTCTTATTTGGACGCTTTAAACAGCGCAGAGAAAAACCAGAAAAAGAACAGGACGCAGGATAATATCACTTGTCGCACCCCCTTATACCACGCTGAACCGCTTGTATGTGGTGCGCTTGCTGCACTTGGCATAAATATCCGGGTGCGCGGCCTGTAAAAGCTTGCTATCAAGCCGGACGCTCTGCACGTCCTTGTAAATGGCCTTTGCTGTGCCCTGCACCATTTCCGGCGCGCCGTGCATCATGTCGATGATTTCAGCCTTTACAGCGTCATTCATTGCCTCAAGCTCTTCAATTAACCGCTTGTTTTCGCGGTATGCGTTTACTTTTTCTTCGAATGTCGTCATTTTTACACCTCATTTAATAGCAAATGTATTCTACAGATTCCCAATATTCGTCATTTTCGGCGTTCCAAGAACGGATTTCAGTTTTTTTAATTCGCTTGATAACGTCGTAGGCGTGGCCGTGATATACGGCATACTGATATTTTGCAGTATCTAATGCGCCAGCTTTAAGCAGCTTTGCACGAAATGTTTTTGCCATTGTCTTGCCTCCTTACTGCTCCGCCCGATTGTTGAGCCAGACCAGACAGAGAAAAAAACCGGAAATCATGCCGCCCACATACCAGAGGGCTGCCCACTGGGTTGCATCAAGTACCAGCATATTACTGCACCCCCTTGCAATACAGGCCATTTGTGCGGCAGATAGTGCGGATACGGTTGCAAGCCTGATACAGTGCGCGGGCTTGCACGTCAAGCCACGTTTCGCGGCTGTTGGGGGCGTTCATGCCGCCGTCGGTTCGTTTGAGTTCGGACGGGGTGCAGACGCGGGCGGCGATATCGGCATTATAGCAGATGGAGCAACCGCCGTTGCTGTACTGTTCCCAACAGCTTGCACCGTTGAGCGCCCACCGCTCAAGCTCTGCACCGTCAATCGGGAGCCGCTCCATGTCATTTGCGCCCCACTGGATATCTTCCAGCAGGTCAAGAGCGTACAACGTGACAGCCTTATCCCATGCGCTGCGATCGTGGCGGGCGTTGAGTTCGGCGCGGATGGTATCTGAAAGTGCGGTATAATCGATGGTCTTTTTCATGGTTTTTGTCCTCCTGTTTTGTAACGGTATTGTGGTTGATTTTGTTTCCATGTTTCCATGTTTCCGTGTTCTGATTATATTATACATGAATCCATGGAAAAGTCAAGTTGCACAGGCAACACTTATACACGTTTGCATGGAAAATATTTTGCATCCGAAAAAGTGTAGTTTGCCGGACACATTGCGCAGACAGTCCAGCGCCGCCGCCGGTACGATCTGCCCCGCGTGTCTAGCGTCCGGGCGTTTGTGTCGTGCCTTGCATCTGGCGCGGTCTGCGCTGCTGCCTGCCGTGTGCAGTCCGTCCGGGTGCGCTGGGGCTGCGGTCTCCACCTCTGGGGTATATGGGGCGAGCCGGGGGTGGGGCAGGTGAGTCCCGCCACCACCGAAAAAATAAAAAAGACCCACCCCACTTTCACAAATCAGAACCCACCTGATTGTGCAAGTCTCCAAAAATTCCAAAAAATACAAAAAGACCCCTCTCGGAGCCTAGATTGTGCTATAATCAGCTAAAGGCAACACGCCAAAGAAAGGAAGAATCAAAAATGAGAAAGAGAATCATTGCGGCGGCTCTGGCAGCGGCTATGATGCTTGCTATGCCTATTAGCGCAATGGCAACTGCAAAGCCTGATGAATGGTCTGCTCCTATTGAGCTGGAAGAGACCAATGCAACACAGGTGCAACCCATAACAATCAAAGAATCCCATAGCCATCTTGAAACCAAGTACGAATACGGCAAAACGAGATACTATGTGTTCTACGCTGTATTGGTTGAAAATCCCAACACCGATTGGGCGGTCGATTTTGTTTCGCTGAATGTCACGGTATACGGCGAAGATGGCTCCGTCTTAAAGACCGGTTCTGAAACGCTGGACTGGGTTGGTGAAGGCGATTCTTATTGGTATGGCGATTATATCGCTTTTGATTCTGATGGCGTTAAGCCGACAAGAATTGAGTATACGACAAGCGCAGAGGACTGGAACGTTCACGAAGCAAGTCCTTCCAATCAGATTATCCGTGCTGGTGAACTGGCCGTCACGAATGTTTCTAAGCGTGGCTCTGGCTATGATTTGCGATTCACTGGACAGGTTACGAACAACAGCCAGTTTACAAGCAATGCAGTCAAGGTCGTTGTCCTTTACAAAATGAAAGACACCGAAGGCAATGAAGTTCCTGTTGGCGGTGAGTATACTTACATCATGGACGGCCTTGCTTCGGGCCAAACAGCATCATTTGAGCTTCATCCGTTGAGTGGATTTACTGGTTATAGCTCTTATGAAGTGGTTGCCATTCAAGATTAACGCATAACACAAAAAGCCAGCGGCTAGATGTTCTCTAACCACTGGCTTTTCTTATTTGCTGTTATATATTATGCGGACTGCTTTTCTTCCTTGACCTCAAACTTCACGTTTGTGGCCGCTGCCAGACGGCGCACGGAGTTGATGAACGCAGATTCCATCTTCTTGTCTTTGCTGTCGAAGATGATGTCAACAGCGTTGATTTTTCGCACAAAAGTCTTGCTCATGCCCTTAGACGCGGCATCCTTCTTGCGGTTATCCAAACGGCGGCGCACATCGAATCCGTTCTCCTTCATTTCATCGTAGACTTCGTTCCATACGTCTGCGTATGCCGTACCACCGCCACGCTTTGTTGCAATGGCATTCAACGTGCGCTGGCAGACCTTCCGCGCATCGTCTTTGACGCTGACGGTCATGATCGAGCACATATTGTTGAAACCGGATTCAATGGCATCCACGCGCTTCTCGGTTTCTGCGCTTCGCACAGCCTGTTCGTTCACAGCCTGAACCATCATGTTCAAAATCTGCAAGCTGCTGGGCTGTCCATTCGGATAAAGAGCAACATAACCACGCTTGCGAAGTTCGGGAAGAATCACATCACATACAAGCGCCTGAAACTTCTGCGCCGTCTCGTTATTGGCTTTCATGCAAAGGCGGTAAAAGATGTTTTCGGGGATGTATTCAGGCCTTTTCCCCACAAGTGGGGAATTTGCGAAGCTACGAATATATTCCTCAACACGTTCCCATTTGACGTATTCAACTCCATTTTTCTCTTGCGTGAAGCCAAGTCCACGAGCGGCATCTTCCAGACGGATGTAGGCTACTCCGTTTTCTTCGTAGCAGCTAACACCCTCGATCAGTTGAATTTCGGTCTTAGTTGTAATACTATGGTTCATAGAATCTCCTTAAATAGCTTGCGGAAACTGAGCCAATTTGCTATAATAAGGGCGCAATGGCTCCATTTCCATTGTTGAGCATATAAGACGTTCGCTGCGGTCGCCAAACTTTAGCGAGCGTCTTATTCTTTTTCATCGGTCTCCGGGATTGGATGCAGCGTAAAGAACGCATCTCGAAGCGCAAAGGACAACGAGATACGCTTCTTGATGCAGTACGTTTGCAAATGCTCAAACTGCTTGTCAGTCATACTGATCGTCAGCGTTCGCTTGAACCGCTCGGCGTAAGGGCTACTCATGTTTATTCACCTCCTTTCGTTTGCTGGTGATGTTAGTATAACCTTATTTTGTGTTAAGTCAAGAAAAGAAGTGCTACATATAGCACTCGATAGCGTTGACGTCAAAATTTGTAGACTTGCACAAAACTCAGCCCTTATTTTTGGCCGCTCCCGCTTCGTACCCTGCCCGATAGTTCAGTTCGGACAGCTTGCCCAGAGCTTCAGCATACTCCCTGTCCTCGCTGGTTGGTTCTTTGCCGTGGGCGAGGGTTTTCAGAAATTCTTCGGTTTTCGTTGGAAAGTTCATGTTTTTTTCTCCTAACTCTTGCGGAGAGCAGCCCTTTTTGGTATAATAGATTCCGAAAAGGGAGACTGCCCCCTTGGTGGTTGCAGGTTCTCGTTTCGTGATGTGGATAAGCTATCAGTGGCTTCGTGGTGGTTGCGGCTGGTAGCTTATTTTTTTATGCCTTGATGTTCTCAACGTAGGATGCTACCCACTCGATACCCATGCGGATAACATCAACCTTTGAGATGCCCAATGCCTTTGCGCTGCTCTCCATGCTTGCGATCTGGCTCTCTGTGAGCCGGGTACTTATCATGCGCAGCTTATCACGTTCCGAGGTTTCTGCTCGTCTTGCCAAGCCTATCACCTCGCTTTCGCTGGAACAAGTATAAAGCGTGAAAATATGCTTGTCAAGACCCAAAGTTTTACGGAAATGAAGTTTGGAAGAATTACTCCTTATTATAGAAAATTTTCTACCTGATTGTGATTAACTAAGTAAACACCCTTATACTACTCTAGTATGTATAAATACATACTAGAGTATATTTATATAATATATAAAAACAAACGCTTGACATTTCCATGAAAACATGGTAACATGGATACAGAAAAAGAGCCGTTATAAGAAAGGGGAAATTAAAATGACTGTCACCGAAATCATTAAAGACATTATGATTAAGAGCCGCCCTCCTAAAACGATGGAAGTTCTTGCTAACGATATGGGTTACAAGTCTGCTTCTGGCGTTGGAGAACGTTTGAAGGGCAACAATATGTCTGTAAAAAAATTATGCGAATTTGCAGAAGCACTGGATTACGAAGTCATTCTTAGGCCGAAAACAACGAAGGAACTGGATGAATATTCCTATAAAATCAAAATTGACAAGTAACGGGTGATTGCAATGCGTTATTTCTTAGCGAGAGTGTCGAGCAAAGAGCAAAATCTTGCGAGACAGCTTAAAATCGCACGAGATCGGTTTGACATCCCGGACGAGAATGTATTTTGTGATAAAATGACAGGCAGCAGCTTTGATCGCCCGCAATATAAACGATTGAAAGAGACTGTCAAGGCTGGGGATGAGGTCATTGTTAAGGAATTTGACCGATTCGGGCGTGACAAAGATGAGATGAAGCGAGAACTTCAGTGGTTCAAAGAAAAAGGCGTGATTGTTCGCATCCTTGACATTCCAACTACGCTGATTGACTTCCAAGACCAGACATGGGTGCTGGAAATGGTGAACAACATCCTTATTGAAGTTTTGGGCGCAGTAGCTGAACAGGAACGCAAGAAAACCAAGCAACGTCAGGCAGAGGGCATAGCTGCCATGCCTATTGTTGATGGCAAGAGAGTGTCGGCCAGAACAGGCCGTAGCTTTGGCAGACAGGAAAAGCAAGTTGACGAGCAGCAGTTTGAAAGCCTATTAGAGCAACAGCAAAAAGGCAAAATTACCGTAAAAGAGTGCTGCAAGCAGCTTGGCATCGGGAAATCCACTTGGTATGAGCGTGTCGAAAGATACGCAAATAAAAATAGCGGTAGCCCAACCACAAGCCACCGCTAAGAGTACACCAACTTCATCAAAACAGGAAAAAGAATGGTGCAACCACAGTATACCATTTTTTTCTCCAACAGGCAATAGAAAAGGAGAACAACATGGAAAAGCAAAAACCGTTTTATTGGGATTTTATCAAAAAAGATGCAGATTTGACATTTCGTTCGGTTTTCGATTTTGTAAACTGTAAAGATTTTACTTCCTTTATGCTGGAATGCCAATCTAAGAAATGCAATGTTTTATTTTATGATGAAAACATATTTTTTGATTTCAAGAAAGAAGGCCCTTCCGAAACGTTTAAGCGGCAAATGAGAGTTGCTCTTCTTACATTTATTTTGGAAAGCATTCCCGCAATAGCAGAAGATTATCTTGCGTATTTTAAGAAATACGCTGGATGGAAGAGCGATAAAACGTTTACTCCTACCTTAATCGAAAAGAAGGAAAGACTTAACCGCGAAACGTGGCTTGATGAGCAAGCGAACATTATTTGACCCGCCAGACATGGTATCGGATTGCTGAACAGAACAGGTGACATTGTTCGCAACCTAGAATAAAACCAAGTAAGAAAGGGGAACAAGTTGAAAACGATTGAAGGAAAATATGCGTCCGCAAAGGTGTTCACGGACAATATTGAAGACAAAGCGTCTGAGCAGATTCTGACGCTCTGTAATCAGAGCTTTGTTGACGGATGCAAAATTCGCATTATGCCAGATGTTCATGCTGGTTCCGGGTGCGTAATTGGGTTTACGGCAAACTTGGGCAAGAAAGTCATTCCGAATATTGTAGGCGTAGACATTGGCTGTGGGATGCTTGTCGCTGAACTCGGAATTGAACATATTGACCCGAAAAAGTTAGATAAAGTAATCAGAGAACGAGTTCCGGCTGGAATGAATGTTCACGAATCGCAGAAAATGTCAGATTCTTTTCTTAGCCAGCTTGACTGCAAAGATAGCCTACATAATGTTGACTGGATTCTTCGCAGCATGGGTACTTTGGGCGGCGGTAATCATTTTATCGAGTTGGACGAGGACGAAGAGGGGAACCAGTATCTTGTTATCCATACTGGAAGCCGAAATCTCGGAAAGCAGGTTGCCGAGTACCATCAAAACGTAGCTATCTCAAATATTAAAGGAAAGAACAAAAGAAAAGAAGCTACGGAACGCGTGATTGCGGAACTGAAAGAACAAGGCCGTGAACAGGAAATCTCGCAAAAAATCAAAGAGCTAGATATTCGGTTCCCTAATATTCCAAATGAGCTTTGCTATCTCGAAGGTGAAGAACGCGATTCCTACCTTAATGATATGCGAATTTGTCAGGCTTTTGCGAGGATGAACAGAGCAAGAATTATGCATACCATTTTAGACGGCGTTGGAATCAATTCTATGCTGACCCATGCGTCCTTCTTTGAAACCGTTCATAACTATATTGATGAATCGGATGATATTATCCGAAAAGGCTCTGTATCTGCTAGAGAGGGTGAGAAGCTGATTATTCCTCTTAATATGAGAGACGGAAGCCTTATCTGCGTTGGCAAGAGCAATCCTGATTGGAATTTCTCTGCTCCTCATGGTGCTGGAAGATTATACAGTAGAACAGCGGCTAAAAAAGCATTCAGCGTTGAGGAATACCAAAAGCAGATGAACGGAATTTATACTACGTCAGCCGATGAATCTACGTTGGATGAATGCCCGATGGCATATAAGCCAGCGCAGGAAATTATCAACGCAATCTCTCCAACTGTTGATATTGTAAAGCATATTAAGCCGATTTACAATTTCAAAGCTGGAGAATAAAACCGAATATTTGATTTTTGTGCAGTTGTAGGCACTCTTTACATTTTCAGGTAGGGGGTGCCTATTTTTTTATGCAGCCAAAGCAGTGTATCGCCATCATCGACAGTATCAAAGCGTATGCAAAACAGAATCCGACCGAAGCACAGGTCTATGAGGACTGGTTTCAGGCGGTGGTGAACCTGAGAGACGCCCTGCCGCAGGACAAGCGGTTCGATGCCTACAAATACTCTGGTGAGCTGCGCTCTGTCTGTGCAGCCATAATGGGCAAGATGAAAACAGGCGAGGACGTGGCGAAGGTCTATGACATTATCGGCCGGACGTACCTGTTTGAAGCAAAGGACGTGTTCGACAGCTATTGCATCTACCTTGAATGGAATCGCGCACCGGAGAAGAAGTTCTATCAGCCTAGACGCAAGGTTCTGAAAGTGCTGGCAGATGACCTTGAGGACTTGTTTTATAAGCGGATTGACTTCTTGGGGGTTAGCTTGCCCGCTCGCGTCGGAAAATCGACGCTATGTATTTTTTTCATCACATGGCTGATGGGTAACCGCCCTGACGTTGCATCGGTTATGAGCGGACATTCTGACAAGCTGACAAATGGCTTCTACGGCGAAGTTCTGTCCATCATCACTGACCCCGTGACCTACAACTGGGGCAAAATCTTCCCTGACGTTCAGCTTGTGGATAAAAGCGCAAAGGATGAAAGCGTTGACCTGAACCGAAAAAAGCGTTTCCCCACCCTGACCTGTCGTTCCATCGGCGGCACGCTGACTGGTGCTGTCGAAATCGGCGAGGGCGGCGTTCTGTACAGCGATGACCTGATCGAGGACTTGGAGGAAAGTCTGAATGTTGAGCGTCTGAACAACAAGTACGATGCCTACCTGAATCAGCTGAAAGATCGCAAAAAGCAAGGCGCATTAGAACTGATGGTCGGTACACGCTGGAACGTGCTTGACCCTCTTGGACGCATCCAGAACCAGTATGCAGACAATCCGAAGTACAGATTCCGGGTGATTCCTGCGGTGGACGAGAACGGACACAGCAATTTCAATTATGACTATGGCGTGGGCTTTGACGATGCCTACTATGCCGATATGAAAGCCAGCATTGACGATGCAACATGGTGGGCAAAATACATGGGTAAGCCCTATGTGCGTGAAGGTCTGCTCTTCCCTGCCGACGAACTGCGGTATTTCAACGGCGTTCTGCCTGATGGAGAGCCAGACCGCAAGCTTATGGTCATGGACATTGCATGGGGCGGCGGTGACTTCACGGCTTGCCCTATCGCTTATGTGTACGGTGATGCTGTGTTCATTCCTGACCTTGTGTTCAATAACGGCGATAAGACCGTGACTAGGCCGGAAGTTGTGGGCAAAATCATCCAGCATAAAATCAATGTGGTGCGTGGCGAAGCCAACAACGGCGGTGACGAATACTGTGATGTGGTGGACAGCCAGCTCCGGCAGCAGGGCTATCACTGCTCTGTCCGCAGCCAGCGTGCGCCCAGTGGTCAAAGCAAGCTGTCAAGAATCATCCAGTATGCGCCGGACATCAAACGGTTCTATTTCCTTGACGAAAAACACCAGTCGAAAGAGTACAAGTCATTCATGGAACAGGTGACGATGTTCACACAGCTTGGCAAAGTTCCGCACGATGATGCACCGGACAGTCTGGCGCAGCTTGCCGATGAATTGTATAACGGAATCAGTAAAATTGAGCCTGTCAAGAGGCCTTTTTGATAAAAGTGTCATATATAGCAGTCCTTGGAAACAAAAATTTGATTTTTGGTTGCATTTTGACTTAAAATATAAGCAGGAAGATTTGCAGCTTCCTCTAATGTATTGCATTGACGTGGTTTTAGTCATTTTTACACGTCAGTTTGTTGCATTACACTCCTTTCTCATTTACCCGTGACAGTTGCCTTTCTCTGTCGCGGGGATTATATGTTGCGTTTCCGAGTGGACGGAACGTTGTTTGTACTCCCCCAACTAACACGAAGCGGTTCAAACCCGCTACGCAGCACAACGATTCTCTTGCTTTGCATGGGATATTCTCTTGATACTACCTCTTCCGTTATTCCCGGCTCTCGATGCAATGTCTTTAGATTTTTCACATTGCAAAGAGCAACGGCTCCAATTAAGCCGGGTTTATCACAGATTGCAGCGGTCAGGCAGCTGCACGTCGAAAGACGTAGGCATTGGTGCAAATCCGAAATCTGTGACCATTTGTGGTTTTCTTTTAGGCGGGAAAACTACGTTGTTAGTACCGACAACTAACTAGCGCAGCCGGAAGCGCGAACAGTTTCCCGGTAGCTTCTGACAGGTCTGTGCTCAACAGCCTGTTTCCAGAAATCCAACGAAAGGAGCGCTCATGCTAGTTAGAATCTGTTGCCCTTGTATCCGGCAGAACCCTATCTATAAGAACGTCCGCTGCAACCGCTATCTTGGCGAAGTGGACGGACGATACCATTTCAAGTGCGACAGATGCAAGGGCGTTATCGAAGGAGACACAAGGGAAGGATGGGTGAAAATCATCCATCCGCCAGAAAAGTAAATAGCTTTTGAAGCGCAGTTTTGGCGCAGTGAGATAGACCTTAACAGGTTTGTCTTGCTGCGCTTTTTATTTTGCCGGAAAGGAGGAACATATGGCTGAGTATCAGATAGTCGTTGACGGCTTTTTGAATAATCCATTGACCGGACGTAGACCGATTGAAACGCCGGAAACGGAAATCAATCGGGCAAACGTGCTGAAAGTGGTTATGGGCAAAGCAAGGCCTATTCATCTGCTGAACAAGAACGAGATTCGTTTTCTGCACAACTATTACTTGGGTAGCCAGCCTGTCCTCCATCGCACGAAGGAGTACCATGCTGAAATCACCAACCGCATTGTAGAGAACCATGCCAACGAATGCGTGGGCTTCTACACAGGCTACATGAGCGGCACACCTTGCTCTTATGTGCGGTCTGAAACGGCAACAGGTGACGGCGAGGAAATTGCCCGCCTGTCTAATGCTTTGCAGTATGAGGGCAAGGATGCGCTTGATCGGCGGCTCTGGCAGTGGATGTTAGAGTGCGGACAGGGATACCGCATTGTTCTCCCTGATAAGGGGTACAACGGCAACTACCCGGACGAAACGCCCCTGTTGGTGGACGTTCCCGACCCGGATATGGCGTATGTGATTTACAACTCCGGCATCGGGCACAAGCCCATCGCCAACGTTCTGCACATCCCACGCAATTATCAGAATGACCTGAACGACTTGATTTGCGTGTATACGCCAAACCAGTACTTCGAAATCGACAACGGCAAGGTTACAAAGTCGGAGAGCCATTCTCTCGGAATGTTGCCGATGGTCGAATACAAGCTGAACCCGGAGCGGATGGGTCTGTTTGAACCGGCTATCCCTGTGTTGGATGCCATCAATGACCTTGAAAGCAACCGTCTGGACGGCGTGGCACAGTTCATCCAGTCCATCATGGTATTTACCAACTGCCTTGTGGACAAGGATGCGCTTGACCAAGTGAAGGAACTTGGCGCAATGTGCTTGAAATCCACAACCAGCTTGCCCGCTTCTGTCTCGCAGATTGCAAATGAACTTGACCAGCAGCAGAGCCAGACCTTGCTTGATTCCATGTTGAACGTGTACCGCAGTCTGACTGCCATGCCTAGTGCTACTGGCAGCGAGAATGCAACGTCCGATAACGTGGGCGCAGTCATCGTTCGTAACGGTTGGAATCACACCGAAGCAAGAGCGCAGCAGTACGAGAATATGTTCAAGTACGCTGAACGCCAGAGCCTGTCTGTAATGCTGAAAATCCTGCGTGATACGGCTGGCTCTAAGTTGATGGCAAGTGACATCAATATCAAATTGCCCCGCCGTCAGTACGACAACCAGCAGAGTAAGGTTCAGATTTTTGCACAGATGATTCAGCAGCCGATTGACCCGCAGCTGGCGTTTACTACGCCCGGTCTGTTCCCTGACCCGCAGGCTGCTTATGAAATGAGCAAGCCTTTCCTGATTGCCGCTGGCAAGCTGGGCGAAGATGGAAAAGCGCCGAAGCCGCAGAAACAGCCTAAACAGGATGTTGCCAACACAGATGCCGGGAACATGACAGACAAACAGCCTACAGATACCAACAAAGAAACAGAGGGCGAATAACCCTTTGCCATAAACACGGCAGGGAAGCCGGGATACAAATTTCGCAGCGTTGCAGGGAAGCAACGGTAAAAAAACGCAGGAGGAAATTAACGATATGAAACTCAATGTGTTGCTTGGTGATGCCTACAAAGAGGGCATGACCGCCGATGAAATCATTTCTGCGCTTGAAAAGGTTGCAGACCCTAACGCAGAGGTTGAGAAGCTACGCAACGCCGTGACGAAAGCCAATGGCGAAGCTGCTGAGTACAAAAAGCAGCTCAAGGCAAAGCGTACCGATGACGAGAATGCCGCACAGGAACAGGCTGACAAGCTGGCAGAGATGCAGAAGCAGATTGAAACCCTGACTGCCGACAAGGAGAACCTCGTCAAGGAAAAGACCCTTGCATCTTACCGTGAGAAGTTCGTTGCACAGGGTTATGACGCTGAGCTTGCCAACAAAGCTGCGTCTGCACTGGCTGACGGTGACATGGACAAGGTGTTTAAGTTCCAGTCGGAGTTTATGACCGCCCACGACACCGCATACAAGGCTTCTCTGCTGAAGGATATGCCCACACCTCCGGGTGCGGATGGCAAGGGCGGTTCTGACAGCGAGGGCGTGGCGTTTGCTAAGAGCCTTGCACAGCAGAACGCAAACACTTCTAAGGCATCGAGTGACGCAATGAGTGCTTTCCATTAACAAGGAGGAAAACATGAAGTTTACCCGAAACACGGTCAACGGAATCAACGATACCATCCTTGCTTCCAATGACTACACCGCCATCCCCTTTACCGTGACCGAAACTGCTGCGGTTAAGGCTGGCTATCCCATGACGCTGGCTGGCAAGAAAGCTGTTGCTGCTGGCGAGACTGGTTCTAAGACCATCAATGCTGACGGCATCCTGCTGTATGACGTTGACCCGGCAGAGAACCCCAATTCTTCCCTGCTGATTCGTGGTGTTATCGACACCAAGAAGGCAGCGGCAAGTTCCAGCTTCACCTTTGACGCTGACGCAATCAAGGCACTCAAGACCGCCGTCCCCGGCATCTTCTGCCGTGACAACATCGGCGTGAACGCTTAATAGGAGGTAAAACAACATGGCACTGAATCTTAAGGAAGTCTTTGCCCCGGCTGCGATTGCCGCCTATTGGACGAATGACCCCACCAACGCGATGCCTTTCACATCTGACGCACTGTTCCCCGCTCAGAAAAAGGCTGGTCTTGACTTGAAGTGGATTCGCGGTCACAAGGGCGTTGGCGTGTCCCTGATGCCCAGCGCATTTGACGCAAAGGCTACGTTTCGCACCCGTGAAGGCTTCAAGTTCGATGAGACCGAGATGCCGTTCTTCCGCGAGGGCTACCATCTGGGCGAGAAAGACCGTCAGGAAATCCTACGTGTTCTGGACAGCAACGACCCCTATGCCCGTGATGTGATGAAGCGCATTTATGATGACGTGAGCAATCTTGTCACTGGCGCACGCATCGTGCCCGAACGCATGATTTGGCAGTTGCTCGCTCCTGCAAATGGCACTCCCGGCATCACTATCAAGGCAAACGGTGTGAACTACACTTACAATTACGACCCTGATGGAACGTGGAAAAAGAGCAATTACAAGGCACTGACAACTTCCGCAAAGTGGGACACTCCCGCTTCTGCTACGCCTATTGCTGACCTGATTGCTGCGGCCGATGCTGTCAATGATGCAACTGGTGAAGAGGTCACTCGTGTCTTTATGAACAAGACAACGCTCGCAAAGATGATTGCTACCGATGAGGTCAAGAACCGATTCCTTACCATCAACAATCGAACCACTTCTGTGCTTACCGCCAATGAAGCAAAGGAAGTTGTTCGTCAGGCAACCGGCCTTGAGATTTTCACCTACAACAAAAAGTATCGTCCTGAAGGTGGTGGTGACACCGCAAAGTATCTTCCTGACGGTTATGTTGTTCTGGCTCCTGATGGAAAACTCGGTACGACTTGGTACGGCACTACTCCTGAGGAAGCTGATCTGATGTCCGGTCAGTCTGGTGCATCCGTGTCCATCGTGAACACTGGCGTTGCTATCACCACTGAGCTGACCGTTCACCCGGTCAACGCCAACGTCTATGCTTCCGAAATCGTCCTGCCGTCCTTTGAGCGCATGGACGCCGTTTACTGCATCAAGGCTTACTAAGGCGAAAGGAGGAAAGCAGCATGGGAGACCAGTATTCCGAAGCGGCAGTCAAGCTGGGGCAGTACATCGCCCCTGCACTTGACCGTGAAATCACGGACGAGGACTACCCACTCTTCGACCTGCTGCTTGATTTTGCCAAAGACAAGATATTTGCACAGGGCTACCCCTTCGGTAACAGACCGGACGAGCTGCCCTCGCAGTATCAGTCGTTGCAGATACGCATTGCAGCGGAACTGTATAACCACATCGGCGCAAACGGACAGACGAGCTATACCAACAATGGCATTACTCGTGTGTGGGAAAGTTCCGATGTGGCGCAGTCCTTGCTTAATGAAGTGGTTCCGAGAGTAGGTGTTATCGGCTGATGTTCAATGGAAGCCCGCTGGATAAACGCCCGCTGTGGTATTCAAACCCGGTTGGCGAGAAAACGCCTGTTGTGGACGAGTGGGGAAACGAGACCGGCGAATCCGCATACGAATCGTGGAGCAAACCCGCAAAGCTGATGTTAAACGTCAGTCCCCCTACTGGTTCTGCGGAAGCAAACCCTTTTGGAGCGTTCACGGATTACAGCTACGTTGTCAGTTCGTCCAGCAAAAAGCGCAACACACCGCTTTATGAAGGTACGCGCGTCTGGTTTCAGACGGACATTGCAAAGCCCTTCAATTACATTGTGGTCAAGGTCGCAGAGCATATTACAGACACGAAGTATGCGCTGAAAGAGGTGGCTGCAAGTGAAAATTAAAGTGAGGTTGAGCGATGCCGGACTTCGTGATGCGGAACGTCAGATACAGGAGTACAAGGCCACCCTGAATAAAAAAGCTAAAGCGCTTGCTTTTCGCCTTTCGTGGTTGGGGTTTGAAGTCGCAAAGGTGCGTTTCGCTAATGCGGAATATGCTGGCTCCAATGACGTGAAATGCCATATCAACCAAAAAGACAAGACTTGTACCATCGTTGCAGAGGGCAAAGCAGTTGCTTTTATCGAGTTTGGCACTGGCGCACATCACAACGGATATGGCGGTGAACTACCGCCCGGTGTTGGTGCGCATGGTTCCTACGGCAAAGGGCAAGGCGCAAACCGCAGATGGTACTACTACGGCGAATCCGGCAATGCTGGCACGCCTGTCAAACAGGTGGATGGTAAAGGCCAGTTGAACTACACCGATGGTAACGAGCCAGCTATGGCTATGTGGGGAGCTGTTGAGGAAATGGCTTCTCAAGTCGAAGCAACGTGGAGGGAGGTTTGGAATAGTTGATTGATTATTTCAATTCTATCTTCACGGCTGTTGCTAAGGAACTGCGAAAGCAAGTCCCCGGCATCTTCGTTACTGGTGAAATCAATGACAGCAACGTCAAAAAGTTTCCGTGTGTGCAGATAGAGGAAAATAGCAACCTTCCTGTGCACATTGATTCTGCCGGTCACAGCAAGTACGCTGCCGTTTCTCTGCGTGTGCGGGTCTACTCTAACAAGAACACCGGTCGCATTGCAGAAGCGCGCTCCATTGTTGGAATCGTGGATTCTGTTCTTGAACCGCTTAAATTTTATCGCAAGTCGTTTGCCCCGTTGAATGGGCTGTACAACAATTCCGTCTATCGGATTGATTGCAGCTACGGGGCAACAATCGGAGAGGACGGAATGATTTACCGAAACTGAGGAGGTAAACATTCTATGAGTACTGCTATCTCCGGTCTGAATACCACCCTGTATTGTGGCGACAGCGCAACCGCTCTGACGAAGCTGTGCGACATCAAGGATGTGCCCGACCTGATCTCTGATCCTAACCTTCTGGATGCCACCACATTGTCTGACCCCATGCAGGTCAACATTTTTGGCATCATCCAGAGCGACACCAAGTCTTTCACCGCCAACTACAACAAGGCTGACTATACGAAGGTTAAGGCGGCTGGTTACGATGAGACTTCCGAGAGCAACGCCGTGAAGTACTACGCCCTGAAGATGCAGGACGGCTCCGGCTTCACTTGGCAGGGTATGCATCAGGTTGGCTTGTCCGGCTTTGGCGTGGACGAGGTTGTGGAAATGACCATCAACTGCATCTTCACCAAGAAGCCTGAGTTCAGCGAGACCCTGACTGTCACTGGCGGCTAAACCGCAAAAATCGAATCAACCAAATTGGGCAGAACTGAACAACGGATTTGGTTCTGCCCCTATTTATAAAGGAGAGCATTTATTATGGCTGCTAAGGTTATCAACTTTCATTCCCCCGATGGCAAGAACACTTATGAGCTGACTTTCACCCGTGACAGCGTGGAAGCTACCGAGCGTGCAGGTTTTCAGATTGGTCAGTACACCCAGATGACCAATCTGCTGTCCAACTCTCGCGCTCTGTTCTACGGTGCTTTTATCGCACGGAACAAGGGCATCAAGCGCAAGGTCGTGGACGAGATGTTCCAGCACATCGAGGATAAGGAAGACCTGATGGGCATTCTGCTTGAGATGTTCATGGACGCTTCCAAGTCTCTGCTGGCAACTGACACTGAGGACAAGACCGCAAAAAACGCAATGTGGGAGATTGTGTAACCGCACAATCTCAGGAAACAGACGGAGAGGAAGAGCTATTCTCCTTCTCCAAGTTGTTCCATGATGTAGAAGCCTATTACATCTCCATTGGCATGACCTACGACCAGTTCTGGTACGGCGATGTCTGGCTGGCAAAGGTCTACCGTGACGCAGAGGAGCTACGGGAACGCAGAGCCAACATTGAAGCATGGAGAAATGGTTTCTACACAGCATCTGCGCTTTCCTCTACAGTTGGCAATATGTTCCGCAAGAAAGGGTCTAAGCCCATCAAGTACATGGATAGACCGATTCCCCTTACCCAAAAGGAGAAAGACGAGTATGAATACCAACGCGCAGTTGAGGCGCAGGAGCGAATCAAGAGAATGATGTTCTCTATGATGGAAAGTGATGGTGGTAGCAATGGCTGATGTTGATATTACAAGCTTATCCGTAGAAATTTCTGCGGAATCGCAGGGCGCAGAGCTTAATATCGACAAGCTCGCTACCGCCATTTCTAATTTGCGGACAAAGGGCAATGTCACAAAGGTCGTAAATAGCCTTGATAAGCTGGCTGGTTCCATTGCAACGCTGAAACAGGCATCCGCTGGAATGTCTGGGCTGGACAAAATCACCAGTTTTCTGAATGGGCTTTCCAACGTCAACACGACCGCAAGCGCAAAGAGCATCAACACGGTCGTGAATGCAATCAAGAAGATTCCTGCGGCAGTGTCTGGCTTGAACGGCGTGGACTTTTACTCCATGTCTGGAAGCATTACTCAGCTCACTAACGCTTTGGCTCCACTGTCCATTCTGGACGCATCGAGCCTTAAAGCTCTTGGCAGCGCTTTCAATGCGATCGGAAAGGTTCCTGACCTGACCGACAAGCTGAAAGCGACTGACCTTGATTCTTTTGCAAGCTCTTGTCAGAAGATTTCTGCCGCCCTTGCTCCCCTTGCATCTCAGCTTGACAAGGTTGGCAACGCTTTTGCGAAGCTCCCTCCGCAGTTGAGCAAGGTAGTCACACAAGCAAACCGTGTGACCGCTGCTAACGAAAAGCAGCGCAAGAGCTATCTCAGTCTGTCCAATCAGATGAACGGCTTTATACGGAACATGGCAAAGCTGGTTTCGTTGAAAGCTATCGCTGAGTATCTTGGCAACGCTGTTGCGAAATTTAACGACTTCTATGAAGCAACAGACCTGTTTCATAATGCTATGGGCAATCTGAGCGGTGAAGCCGATACGCTCATTAGCAAGATGCAGGGTTTGCTTGGCGTTGACCCGACCAAAGCGATGACCTACATGGCTACCATCCAGAGCTTGGGCACTTCGTTTGGTCTGACCAGCGACAAAGCATACGTTCTGTCCAAGAACCTGACCCAGCTTGCCTATGACGAAGGCTCCTATTGGAACAAGGACGTTGCGGAAACCTTTACCGCAATGTCCTCCGCAATCTCTGGCGAAATTGAGCCTATTCGCCGTTTGGGTATTGATCTATCTCAGGCGCGGTTACAGCAGGAGCTTCTTGCTTTAGGCTTTAACAAGCAGGTTTCTAGTCTGTCTCAGGCAGATAAGGCAGTTCTGCGCTACATTGCCATTATGAAGCAGACTGCCAACGTGCAGGGCAACCTTGCACAGACCATCCAGAGTCCTGCGAACCAGATTAAGATTCTGAAAGCGCAGTTGGATATGCTGGCGAAGTCTGTTGGCTCTCTGCTCTACCCTGCCATGAAATCCATTCTTCCCCCGCTGATTGCCGCCGTACAGCTCATTCGAGAGTTTGTTGAATGGGTGGCAAAGCTGATGGGTGTGAAGGTCGTGTTCACTGATTTCACCAAGAGCGCTGACAGCGTTAGTGGCATCGGTGACGCAATGGATGACACGGCAGACTCCACCAAGAAAGCCGCAAAAGCCCTCAAGGACTACACGATGGGTTTTGATGAACTGAACATCATCGACCCAACGCAGGGAAGCTCCGGCTCTGGCGACGGTGCATCTGCTGGCAACATCTTGGGCGATGTAGACTTGTCCGGCTACGATATGTTCAAGAACTATGTTGGAAACACTGTGGATGAAATCAAAGAGAAGGTAAAAAAGCTTCTTCCGATTATTGCAGGTGTTGCAGCTGGATTTGCCGCGTGGAAAATTGCAGATTTTCTTTTTAGCCAATTAAACAACGTTCATGGTCTGGCTTACAAATTGGGTCAGATTGTTGGAGAACTGCGAAAAAAGTTAGGCCTTGTCAATCCCGAACTTGCAGTTATTGCTGGCACTGTTGCTTTGATTGTATGGCGTTTTGCAGACTTGTATCAGAACAGCGAAAAATTCAGAATCGGTCTGCAAAGAATCAAAGACCTTATTGAGCTTGCTGCACTTGGCTTTTCTCAGGGGTGGAACATTTCTCTTACTGAAGGAAAACTCGGGCAATCCATTGAGCATTTAAAAGAATCCATTAAAACACTCGCACAGCAGATTCTTGACCTTTTACCTGATGAATGGAAAGAAAGTGCTTCTAACGCTTTTGAAACAATTCGACAAGTCGTGAAAAAGTTGGACTTGGATTTAGGTGATTTGGCTTTAACTTTAGCTGGAATTGGATTGATTATCAGCGGTCATCCGGTAGCCGGTCTTGCTGTTATCGGATTTGAAGCTATTTCTGTCGCGATTCGCGGATTGGGCAGTGAAAGTGAAAAAGAGTCTTTTGGCTTAAAATCCGATTGGCATAGCGCTTTTCAACAGCTGGGAATTGACGCTGGAAACATGGCATCCTTCTTTGTTGACGGGTTTGCTCAAATCGTGGATAGCATTTCTGATTTTATTCGTTGGATTAAAGACGGAATCAGTGAATCTGAGCGTTTAGATGTCACGATGAATAAAACCCTGTTCCCGAATGCGCTTCTTGGTTTGGCTGACCTGATTGCGGATATCGAAACTTTTGTTCGTT